AAACCTATTTCAGATTGTAATAATTTAGAAGACATTATAAAATATAACCATTACACTAATTTTCAACCTTTATGGGCTAAAGATAATTTAATAAAATCAAATAAAATAGAATAACGGGGTCATACCCCGTTATTTTTTTCCAAGTTTTTTATTTTCCTATCCAAATAAAACATAGCTTTCTTCAAATCCTCAATTTCTTTAGATGGGTCTTTCTTACCGGCTCTTGAGATATACTTCACTGTATTACCCAAATGAAAATCTAAGTTCCAATTTTCTATCACCTTTATTGCTTCATACGGATTCGAAGCTCCCCCATAATGGTCAGGGTTTTTCACCATTTCTTTATTATTTTCCATCATCTTCTTTTTTAATATCTTGACACAATAAATTTATATCCTCAGGTTTGATAACAAATCTAAATTTAACAACTAACAATTCACCACCACTATAATCACCAATCATTTCCATATTAGAACCTTTAACTAACATATGTAATCCACCAACTAAATCACCAACAGGTCCTAAAAATTTAAGAACAATTTCTGTAATATTAGTCAAGTCAGCAGGATTAAATGTATATTTAACTGTTTGGTAGATTTCTGTTGTGAAAATAAAATCTTCACCAACATTCTCAATATGGAATTTACGGAACAAATATTCCGGAACATCAACTCCAACAAAATTTATAATGAACCTATTATCCATTAAAGGTTCTATTGCTTCAAAAATTTTATTCATAATTTTACTATATAATATTTTCCTAATTTAATACTTTTTACATACCCATTTCTCACCGAGAATAATGGTTTTGTTGTTACGTTCATCCCAAATCCGGGAGAACCAAATCGTATAGACCATCCATCCGATGATTTGTTATATAAAATCGGGTAATTTAATATTCGTATTATGGTCTGACTAAGATTTGTTCCAATAGTGTAAGTTTTTTTAGACAGCCACATAATACCCTTCACTCAGATTACTCTCTTTAACATAACCTTCAGATATTAAAATGTCTAATTGTTGTTTCGTCTTATCCTCATCAAGTTTAAGGATGTACTTTGAAATGTAACTAATGTGGATTGGTTGTCTTAACTTATCCATTAACGCTTTGATTTGATTCTTGTCCATTTTTATATAAATTTGATTTAATTTCATCCTCTGTTAAACCTTCAACATACCAGTAATAAACTTTTGAAGAGATTTCATCTAAAAAAATAATGGCATCAGCGTTAAATAATTTTTTTAACCCCAATCCATTATTTATATAAATTTCAATTGTTTCTTTATTGACGTATCTTTTATTAAAACTCATTGTAATAATTTTCTAACAACTTTTTCGCTCTGATGAATATATGATAGTATCTTTCGTTTAAATATCGGTAGTAGAGTCTCTTCTAATGGAAACACATCACTACAAAATACTTCAAACACAGGATAAGTACTCTCGTTATTCTTTTCGTATGTTTTAGAAAATTTAGAGATAATTTCTGAGATAGTCAAATTATTTTGGTCTCCCTCATAAATTAATTTTAATGAAGTTTTAGTTTGTCCATTTGTTTTGTAAATTCTTCTTGTAGTATATTGCCAAACATAAAGTTTTTCAGGAGTTTTATATGTGAAGAATCCGGACTTGCTTTGTAGATTGTTTTTATTTTTCTTTACAACAACATCGATAGAATCATAAACTATACTCCATATTGATTTAGCAAAGTTAAAATAATCGTAAAGTTGTGGCTGACTATTCTTTAATATTTTGTTATATTCAACCACCTCTTCATCATCCAATACAGGAATATCCTTAACCTTCAAATCAGATAACACCAGTTCATCGTCATTGGAGGTTAATTTCCTGTCGGTATATAAAATTTTGTTTTGGGTTAATAATGTTTGCATATTCCCTAAGTGAAGGGAAAGCTCTATAAACATAGGATATACTTCCATTCGTTCAAGATATTGATTCATCTTTTGGAAGTAATCTAATAAAACATATTGTTTTTGTTCCGCATCAAGAATACCATCGAACAACCAATCGGTATTCATAATAAAATTGTTCTTATTTTTTCGTTTCTTTTCCATAATCCATAAATAAAGATAAAATAAAAAATGGAAAAAATGAATAGTTTTAATTAATTCTCATTACATAGTATGTTATACCATTAACATCTTCGTAGTCATAATTACCATCATAACCATTCATAACACCATAACCATCAGCATCAACTAACCCTTGAGCTAAAGCATCTTCATCAATATATTCTTTAATGTCTAAACCATAGTTTTTAAGATAATCTAACGGGTCTCTTCTTACGTCTCTAACAAGTTCAGCAACTTTAGTGTCAATCATTTCTTCCGTTGGTTCAGTTTCAGGTTCAATACTATCTAATTCTTCTTGAAGAGCATCGATATGATTTTGAAAGTCCTCATAAAAGTCATCGTAATTTTCATCGTCAGGGTCTAAGTCCGATTGTTGTTGTTCAAAGTCGGCAATTTCAGATTCAAGTTCCTCAATTCTTCTTTCTTGTTCCGGAGTTAATTCAAAGTCACTATCATCAAAGTAACCTTCAGGATAATCTCTAATTTGAGAATCATAATCTTCCTCAGCCATTTTAACAATTTCGTCCTCATCTAAATAATCATCAATAAATCCGCTTCTAAACCCATCAAGACCCACATCATCAATAAAACTTTTAGCATACTCTAAAGCACCACTCTCCATTTCTTCCTCGGTACCCACGGTATATTCTCTATCTTTAAACCCGTCAATTAAAACTTCAAATGTTGTTAATCCATAATGAGTGTACTTTCTTGGATACATCATATATACATCAACATCATTATGAAGTAATTCATCAATTTCTTCTTGGGTATCGTCAATCGCGTCTTGGAGGTCGTAAGCTCTTTCATCATCATCATCCAACTCGTCATACTCTCTCAGTAAATCTTCTAACTTACGTTTTAAAATATTTAATTTTTCTTTATCATCATCCGATAATGGTTCAATATCACCGTTATTTTCCAAATAATCAAATAATGCGTGAGCCTTTTCACCTAATTCGTCCGTATTTTCAAGGTTCCATTCATCATCTTCTCGAAGTGATTCTTGTTCGGATAATTTTGCGTTTAATTCTTGTCTTTCTCTAATTTTCGCTCTTTTACTATCATAATCACTAACATACCCTTTAACATTCGTCCCTTCAATTGATGAAATATTAGTTCTTGAAATGTTTAAGTTTCCTTCAACATACCCAACGTTACCCAAACTGTCTGTTGGTGTACCATCAAGACTTAAATCCCCGGTAATCCATAATGGTTTCCCTTGGAATTTTTTCATTTTAGTCACCGCTTTACCGTGATAACTACCATATCTCATTAACTCAATATATTCCTCCGGACTTATTTTATAATACTCACCCTCAACTTCCTCAGTAAGTCGTTTGATATATTCTGTCAATTGTTTCTCGTTAAGTTGTATTCGTTTCTTCATACCAATAAATATACACAAAGATATAAAATATATTTACATATTACCATTATAGATGATATTTATAGATAATATGAATTGTGGTATTTATAAAATTGAAAATATAAAAAATAAAAAAATCTACATCGGTAGTTCGATGAATTTAGATAGTAGAGAATATAAACATTTTTGGATGTTAAATAAAAATATTCACGATAACAATTATTTACAACATTCATTTAATAAATTTGGTAAAGATTCTTTCTTTTTTGAAGTAATTGAAGTTTGTTCATTTGATGAGTTAATTGTTAAAGAAAATTATTATATTAATAAATATAATTCTAACAATCCTGAATTCGGTTATAATTTAGCAACCGTAAATGAATTTAGAAGAAATACTTACAACAATGAAGTTAAAGTTAAATTATCAAAATATAATTTAGAAAAAAATGGTAATTTTAATAAATTTTCATTAACTAATATTGATACTAATGAAGAATTTATTTTTGAATCATTAGTTGACGGAGCCAATTATTTAATTGAAAATGGATTTGCTAACGGTAAACCAAGTTACGTTAGAATGAGTATATCAAATTCATTAAGAGGTATAAAATTAAACAATGGTAAAAATAATAATGGGTCAATTCGTAAAACCTGTTATAAACATAAATTCAAAATAATAAACTAAACTTAAAATCAATTAATTATGTGCGGATGTAAAAACAAAGCAAATCAATCACAACCGGTACAACAATCAGGTCAATCTCAACCTCAAGCTCCGTCTCAGGCACCACAGCCTAAAACAGCGCCAATCCAAGAGTCAATCCGTAAAGTTGTAGAGAAATATTACAACAAAAAATAATATTTCACATTGTGAAAAATCAAAGGGACTTTATGTCCCTTTTTTTATTTTCTATTTATAAATTAAATTATTTTCACTATCCATTGTTATAATTTAATAATATGAAATACATAAATGAAAATTCAAACAAAGGGTTGGTTAGTATATTCGCCGATTTCTTAGTTAAAGAGATTAATAAAACTCACAATTATGATGTTGTAATTGAAGTAACTGACTGTGGTAAATTTTTTGTTGTTAATGGGTTAACAAACTCAAACAAAATATTGGATATGGTTCAGATAAAAGAAGTGTTTACCAAAGAATATAATACCTTATTAGAGAAGTATGGATATACCAATCTAAACATAATTGACTTAATTATTTACGGTCAGGAATTGGCTAAAAAAACTGATTATACATTTGATTTTTACAATTCTTCAAGACCTATATACCATCGTAATTTAATTTTAGAATTTGGTCTTATTAAAAATCCCCAACCTAAATTCAATTCCATCTCTTACACTAACAGATTAGAATATGAATTAGATTACTCTGAAGATGATACATCAAATTTAGAATTTTATACCTACGCACCATTAAACATTTCTTCAGAGTTCCCTCACGGATATAGTTTAAGTATGGGAAGACAGGAATATTATTATTCTGAATACATCTGTAATCATCTTTTTGACATAATTTTAACCTCAAAATTAACGTTTAAATATTCGTCAAATAAAATTGATGATGATAACCAAATTAATATCCAATCAATGAGTTTATTCCCCAAAAAAGACATCATCTCAATGGTCTTAGATGTGTTTGATTTTGATATGTTATTATTTAATGATAAAATCAAAGATTATGATATTATAGACGACATTTTAAAACCATTCGATAAAAAACCTTGGTTAGTTAAAGATAGATTAAAAGACCTGATTTTATTTTAAAAAGAAAATCCCCTAAAGAGGGGATTTTTTTATTTTCCTAAATGTTCTTTAATGATTCTAACACCATCTTCGATTTCTTCGTAATCTCTCTCAGGAGCATAAAGATAACTTTTGTGGTCATCAGTATCCGGTGATTCAACAATCATAAATGCCGGAACATATTCATTCTCGGTTATCTCAACAAACATATCATATTCGTCTTTGTATTCATCAATATCCCGTTCAACAAAATCTATATTAGATTCTTTTAATTGGTCTTTCATTTGAACACAATACGGACAACCTTCCATTGTGAAAAGGATAACTAATTTATCCATTTAATAAATTTTCAACAATTTCTTTTATCTGACTTTCAGTTTTCATACCAGGTTGTGAAAACATTTCTTTTCCACCTGAAAATGATTTAAGTGTTGGTACCGCTCTAACACCTAATTCAACCGCCAAATCTCTATTTTCTTCAACATCCAATGTGTATAATTTAACTTCTGAGTCTTTATTTCTATATTCTTCTGAAACTTTATCAAATGTTGGTTTCATCACTTTACAGGGGCCACAAAATTTTGCCCAGAAGTCAATAATTAGTTTATCCCCATTTTTAATTTTTTGTCTTAATTCTTCTTGTGTAATTTCCATAATATTAAATATTTTTCCATCTGTGGTTATTTTTTAAATTATAATATAACCAATCTTTAATTTGTGGGTATTGTTTTTTAATTTCTTTAAACTTAGCCCCGTTGTTTATTTTATTTTTTATTTCTTTTATAAGTTCAATACCATATTTGGAATTTGTTGTTTGAACGGCGGTTCTAATATTAACCGCTCGTTGTTTTTTTTCTTTTTCGGACATTGAGTCCCAACCGTTTTTAACAGACAATCTTCTTTTTTCTCTCTCTTCATCCGCTTTATCACCATACAATTCCTCATATGTTTTACCTTTATGAGAATTACCATTTTTAACCGCCTCACATATTTTAACCCTCATTTCCGGAGAATGGACATATCCTAAACAACCTTCACCACCAAATGTAGAATTTAACCCATTATTATATGAATCATATTGTTCTATATATTTTTTTTCCGTTTCATATATAATACTCAAATCACATTCTTCAAGTAATTCTATGGTGAAATTATCTTGACCATATTTTTTCATTGAGTTATATAATTTTGACTTATAATCTGTTTTAAAACATCTATATAGATGTTGATTAAATCTATGACTTAAAGAATTAACCGTACACCCTATGTAGATTAAACCGTTTTCTTTATTTGTTATTTTATATATTTTTCCTTTTTCTGAGCTCATTGGTGTCTTTTATTATAAATATCACCAAGTAGCGTAAAAATTATTTTTTTATTGTTAATCTTTTTATTTGTTGTAGAAGAAATTCTACCGCGTTTTGTTTATCCGCTTTTGTTAAAATAAATATCTTCGTTTCTGACTTACGTAATATTAAAATACCCGACGAATCATATTCATACAACCTATTTTGATAAACCATATTATGTTCATCATTTACAAAAGTTTGGAACCAAAGTAAATGATGTTTTCCATAAAATTTATCACAATCCTCTTTAGTCATTGATGGATTAACTTCAACAACACTAGGGAATGTTTTAAATCTTTCCTTAAAAATTTCTATACAATGTTGGGGTATATCATTCATACTATAAAGGGAATTCATCATCATCATCCCAATTTTGAACCGGGACAACATTTAAATTATACGAATTTAATTTCATAATTGAATCGTTTTCCCAAACTAAATAAACACCTTTGTCTCTTGAATCATTAGTAAGATATTTATACCCCGTTCTATCGTATTCTTTGATTGTGTAATCCGAAAATACTTTTCTACCACCAAATTCACCTTCGATTTGTAAAGTATCAAACGTTTTCTCATACACCATAACTGAGATTCTTTCATCCAACTTGAAGATGGCATCATCCCAAGAACTATCCAATCTATGATTGTATTTACCTAAAGTTTGAACTCTGTTTAAATTAAATTCAATTTTGTCAGGCCAAACCAACGGAATTATTTGATATTCAATCGAAGCTCTTTCTTCAGTATCACCCTCACCACGTCTTAATGAAATCAATAATGAATCAACTCGTTTAATATAGGATTTAACACAATTGCTTTGAAACATCGATTCATTATTATATCGTTTGGATGTTAATAACACCTCAGGGAAATAAGGTCCGTCTTTAGTTAATATTACTTCATTTATAAACTCAACAAATTTTGGATTGTAAACTCTTGTAAAATCACCATTAGTATAATGACTATACTTTTCAGACCATTCGTAATGCTCTTGGGTAAATTCATCGTGAGTTCTTGATTTCCATTTAACCGGTTCCACATTTCTCAAAAAATTATAAAACCGAATATGGTCATTAAACGTATGGTAGTTAATTAATTTTTTATAATACAATTTATAAATCTCAAAAAAATTGGATTTTTCAGATTTAGATAAATAACTTATAAAGGTTAAATTTCTATATACAGAAGGTACATCCCAAGAACTTAAAAAAAGATTAATCACCTCATCCGGTTGATTAAGTATAAATTTCTCACCAAAGATTTCACAAGCATTCTTGAAATGACTAGAATCTAAAAATTTATCAACGGTGTGTAATGATTTCTTAATCTTATCACCCTTTAAGTTATGAACTTTCATTAAGGCATCAACATATTTGTAATCACACTTCACCAAATCTTTCTTTTTTGGTTGCGGCCACGCACCAATCAGTTCATACCAATTGTTCGGATACTTAATTCCTTGATAATCCAAATATCGTTTATAGATTTTTTGTTCTGGTAATAAGTCAGGATATTTTTCAGTTCCGGGAATTGAATTAACAAAGAGAGATACCACTTGATTTACTATTGTTGAGACATCAATAGTTTTTTTCTCATCCGAACTAAAACTATTTCTAACCCACTCTCTCATTCTATTTATTGGGTCAGTGTTAAATAAAGCCCTACTAATTCTTTTTCTACATTTTCTTTTCAAGTGATAATTGTCTATCGACCCAAGATATAACGCATTGGTTTTATGATTAAAGGTTATAAACTTACATTGAGTATTAGTCTTGAACCATTTAGACTGAATTCTTCTTCGTCTATTATACCAAAACATTTTGAAGGTAATCTTATCTCCCTCCTTAGTAATACACATAATTCTTCGTGTATGATTAACCATCGCAAATGGATTTCCGTAATTCTCTAAATATTTTTCTTCGGTGGTATATTCAGATTTCAACTCAAAATGACCCCAAGGTGCATAACTACGATATTCGGTAACATTATTACCAAAAATATCAACCTTTACCGGGTCGGTATCATATTTAATAGGATTGGTATCTAAGTATTCTAATACTTGATATTCTTTTCTAGTAAGATTAAAGATTTCTTCCCTCATAATAACACATTACAGGTGCAAAAGTAGTTAAAAAAAATTAAAAATTCAAATTAATTAAGGGAAATTTCACCAAATGGTGTTTGGATAAAGATAGATTCTATCTTTTCCTCATCTATCTCTTGATTTTGTGATTGTTTAAGTTCAACAACAATAGAAATTAGTTGTTTTTGAGTTAAAGAAACGTCCTCACCATTTTCAACATTTCTATATGATTGTTCTTTAACTTTTTCATAGAAGTCCTCCTTTAAAACATCCCCAATCAACTGAAGTAAGTCGTTGGGGTTGTTATTAAAGAAAGTTATAAATTGATTAATGTAGATTTCAACATCAACATTTTTCATTTGTGTAGTGTTTTATTTAATACTAAGTTAAGTAATAGAATCCCATACCTTCGTCTTCTAATCTGTCTTTTAGTTTTTGAGGAATGTGAATATTTGGATTAACATCTTTTAAGTTAATGAAATCCATATCGGTTAAATTAACAATACATTCAGGTAATGCCTGTAATTGTTTGTTATTAGGTAACGCCAAGAATTTCAAATTCGTTAATTGACAGATAGAGTCCGGTAATGTTTTTACGATATTTTGTAACATCAACGCCTCTAAGTTTTTAAATCTTCCAATTGTTGATGGAACATCTAACGCAATGTCTTCTTTACTCTTATTGTTAATCAATAATTTAGTAATCGTATCCGGTAAAGTTGCAAACAAATCATCAAAACCATACAAAGCTACGAATTTACCTGCCGCACTATCAGGGTAATTAATTTCAACAATATCACCACCTGAACCAACAAGTCCTTTTGCAAACTGAGGTTTGAAATACTCTTTTAAATCCGAACCTTGACCATTCAAGAACTCAACTAAATTGATACCTCTATCGCGTCTATCCATATACTGATTAGATGGGAAGTGGAATTGATATCTATTCTTAGGTAATCCTGTTTTCTTACCATATTCAGTATCAGTATTAGGAAGAATAACATATAACGGTCCGTCTTTAATGTAATGGTCAAAATATGAACCATCAACCTTAGATGTACACCAATTGGTTTCATCATTAATATCTTGAGTATCGTAATAACCCCCAAAATAACAAGCCGCATCTTTACCAACTTGTCCTTTATCCTCAATCTTAACGATAGTCCAATCAGGAGTTTCTAATTCAATATTAGACCCCGGATATTGGAATGGATTTTCTTTAGTAATTCTTTCCTCTTTTGATGACTTAGAATCTTTACTCAATTTAAATTCATCAACAGCCAAAGATAATTCCGCCGGAGTTAATTTATTAATATCTCTTTGGTCTTCAGGTAAACGATTTTTAAATCTTTCGTATTTTAATAAATCAACATTCATTTTATCCATATCCTCTATGAATAAACGTCTATATTCTTGAGCGGCTCTTTTATATTCAGGAGTTCCAACTTCATACTCTAACTTTGGTTGTACGAAGTTTTTTAACATCCATTGAACGTATTTACCAACTTTAACCTTAGACATCTCTTCGTATGTCGCACCCTCTTTATCAAACCCATTAGGAACTTTAGTATCCGGGTCACCAAATATAATTGTTTTTAAGGTATCAAAATCCATAATACCTTTTGGTGATTTACCCGGCTCAGTTTTAATTTTTGGATTTGGTTTTACAAACTTATCATACAATAATTGTAAACGAGCGTTCTCAGTTATTAAATTAGATAGTACCGATGTAATTTTCATTTTTTAATTGTTTTTATTATAAATATTCGTTTTTTGTAAATAATTCACCAAAGACCATTTACTTTTTACAGGGACAAAGATAATAACTTTTTTTAATCCGCCAAAAATTATTTTAAATAATTCATAATTAATAATTCCTCACCCATATTTTGAGCTTTACCTTTTTTAGCTGCAGCCGCTTTAGCAAACTCCTTTTTCTCCCATTTATACTCATTCTCCGGGAACCAATCGTGTAATTGGGGAAAATCATAATAAGATAAAGAAAACTTACCTTGAATGGACTTTAAACAATTCGCCAATCTTTCGTGGTCCTCTCTTCCAAAATCGTGATTTGAATAATAACTACCTTCACCTACAATATAATACGGTGGGTCAACATAATAATAAGTCGTAGGACTGTCGTATTTTTTAATAACCTCTTGGAAATCCATATTTTCAACGTGAGTTATACTTTCAAATAATTTTTGCCATTCAGGTTTTTTTAACTTATTCTTAAAAGATGTGAATTTTGAATGGTATTTACCTTTTAAATCTATAAATTTTGATTTTGACGGATTAGCCCCTGAAAATACCTGAGTTAATACATAAACGTATTTTGCAGCCAATTCATAATTAGGTTCATCATCGAACACTAAATCATCCTGGTAAATTTCGTGTTGAAATAAATAAAAATTTTCAGAACAAATTGGATTTGTTGGTGTAACATCTTTTTCCTGTACTATCAATTTTTCACACTCATCCAATAATTTTTGATGATTAACCACACAACGAAATAAATTATGATTAAGAGGATTAAAGTCATTATATACTATTTTATTTAGATTCGGATAATCCTCTAATTTCATCCCGAAAAACACCCACATCATTCCACCAAAAACTTCAACAAAGTTTTCAACATCTTTTGGGATGTATGGAACTATGAATGTTTGCATTTTACTTTTACCACCAATATATGATATCATATTATTTTATTTCTTTAAATTTTATTAATTTTCTTTCTAACAATGTTACAGCATTTGTGTAAATATAATTCTTAAAATTAATAATATCCATTATTTTACTAATTTTAATTATTGAATAATTCTCATATTTATATGGTTTTCCAAAACCTAAAAATTTAATAATATCATCATTAAAATCATTATTTGAACATATACTAACAACAAAAGAATTTGGCCTATTTTTAACTTTAGAAATACTACCGTCCCCATCAAAATACCCTCTAATAAAATGTGGCATTAGAACCTCACCTAACTTAGGTAATCGTATTTTTTGTGTTTGTTATTAACACACCCCAAATCAAACAACCTATTAACCATTAAATTTGAATAAATTGTAACTGAGCAAAATTTAGATTTTTTGTCAACACCACATTTTATTGGGTTATCACATTCTAAATCATTTAATAATTTTGAGATATGACCTACGTCAGTATCTTTTAACTTCAACTTTAACTCCCCACTTTTACCATCTTTCATTCTAACATATCCGTCAGCATATAAAAACCCTAACCAATACGCGGATTTTTCATTTAACTCGTCAAAAAAATGTTCATTAAGTTTATACTTTCTCATAATAATCTTTAACCAATTTTTGAATAAACTTGGAGATACTAATTTCCTCGTTTTTCATTTTATCAAAAAGATGTCGGTCAATACTTATCCCGTATTTGACTTTTTTATCTTTATCTTCTTTATTAGGTCTTCCTATCTTTCCCATATATTATAAATATAACAAAATATAATAAAAGTGCGTTAAAAAGTAAAGTTTTTTAAATACAAATATAGTTTCACTATCAATTTTTTTTTACTATACTTATTGAAAAATATTTTAACTATGAAAGAACCAATCGAAACTCAGATTATAGAAGAGAAGGATATTATTGATGTTACCCCCGAACAACCTGAAAAAGAATGTAAGTCCTGTAAACAAAAAGGTTTAAAACCAGGTCAATGGGCTATGATAATTAGTTCTTTTTATATTTTATTCGCGGCAATATACGGTACAATTAAACTAGTTCAAAATCTACTATCATTATTCTAAATGAAAAACCCTACAAATGTAGGGTTTTTTTTATCTCTTAAACTTAACAAACAATTTAATATATAAGTCACCTCGGTTATGATAACCTTTACCTCTAACTCTTAATGGTTTTGAGGTATCAAATACTTCCGGTAACTTTATTGATATTTCACCTAAAGGATGTGGTACAATTATTTTATCATTTTTGATAGTGGTTAAATCAAAATATGCGTTAAATATTAAATCATCCAAAGATTTTTCAAAATCACCCTCAGGTTGAATTTTTACTTTAATAACTAAATTACCATACATTCCATCTTTGAAATCTCCTTTTCCTTGTACTTTTAAAAATTGACCTTCGTCGATTCCGTGTGGTAATTTAATTGTAATTGTTTCAATATTTGAAGTCGTTGTATTTCCGTGACAGGTTCCACAAGTTGTTTTATACGTAAAACCTTTTCCCCCACAACTATTACAAGGTTGTCTCATTATTTGAGTAAATAAACCGGTTCCAATTTGTTGAGTAATAAATCCATCACCGTTACAGGTTGAACAAGTCACTTTTTCCCCACCATCTCCATTACATCCACCACATTTATGGTTCCTTGAATACGTAATAGTTTTTTCACCACCTTTAAATGATTCGACAGCACCAATAATCACTTCAATAATTTTATCCGGAACCGCTCGTTTTCTTTGTCTATGTTGCATATTTGCAAACATATCCCCGAAAGGATTGAATCCACCTCCAAATGGGTCGAAACCTCCACCAAATGGGTTTCTTCTTTGATTATCATATTGGCTTCTTTTATCCGGGTCACCTATGGTATCATATGATTCTGATATTTTTTTAAATTGACTCTCATCACCACCTTTGTCCGGGTGATGTTCGACTGCTAATTTTCTATACGCCTTTTTAATTTCATCCTGAGTGGCATTTTCATTAACACCCAAAATTTTATAAAAATCTTCCATACTTTACTTATATTTAAATTAAGTGTAATTTATATCTATGAATTATTTAATAGTATTATTCAAAAATAAGGTAAAAAAGAAAATAATCAATAAGTTCAAAACATCAAAAAGAGCTAATGATTATTATAACTCACTATTGGAAAATAGTGATAACGTTATATTTGATAAAAAATATGAAAATGGTTTTGAATGTGGTTACGAAATAGCAATCCTTGAAAAAACCTCCGGGACATTTTTACCCGTGTTTTTAAAAGACGAATTCGGTAGAAACATTAAAATTAATTTAGATGATGAAGATTATACGATATCTAAAATAAATAAATACAGAACTGAAGAACTAATACTAGATTATCAAACCAATACTAAAATAACCTCAATGGAATTCATTAAAAAATATTTGAAAGGTGATGGGTTAAAATTAGTATCAAAACTAAATAATAAAGTTGTAGTGCAAAATGATGATACTTTTAATTTATTCACATTAAAAAATGACGACGACTCCTCGAGATTTATTGATTCCATATCACAACATCTATTTAAAGAAAAAAAAATGGATTGTATTTTCGTCAAAGACTACTCAACAACCCAAAGAAAATATCTTTACAATATTTTAACCGAAAAAGGATTTTCTAAACATTATCTTCAACGTCAGTCGACGACTCATCCTTCAACAAAAACATAAATTCAACTCCCGACATATCAATTTTAAATTGTTTATAATTTCTATCAATTTCCCTAAAATTATTTTGAACTTTTTTAAAACTATTGTAATCTAATTCTAATGCCACTGCCATAGTACCACCCGGGAATAAAGTTTGTAGTCCATCCGCAACTAATGCTAGTTTTTCTATAACCCCATCAATACTTTTTTGATTCTCTCCCATAATGTTAATTTTTTTGGTGGTTTAGGAATAATATCCTCTTTTTTATATTTTGTAATTTCTTTGATAAATTTTTCTTTTTCTGATTCTAATTCAATAAAATCTTTAACTTTCTCCTTATTTAACTTTTCCAGCTCCTTGGACACTTTCTTCCCCATCTTCTAACGTTATTTTTTTAGTTTCAGGTTTAATTTCAAAACTCAACCCTTTTAGATTATTTAAGTTTGATTTTTCAAATATTGATTTTAATTCTTCAACTTTATTCTGAAACAATCTTTCTTTTTCCTCTAACTCAAGATTATAATTTATAATCCCTTTTATGTTTTGTGTTATTAATCCGACCGATTCTTCCGTTATTTCAGTAACAAAAGAAAACATTCTCTCATTATCAATCTTACTTGGTTGTTCCATCACTTTTTCCTCATCAACATATCTTTTTAATAGTTTCCAATTTTTAGGAAAACTAACATCAAAACTTAGGTATGTTTCTAACTTTCTAACTGATTGTAGATATGGTAATAATGATGAAAATTCTTTATATAAACTCATAGTTAATTTTTAATAATATATGTTAAACAATACGATATTGATAATCCAAGAAACATAAGTTCCCATTTATCCCACACCATAGGTTTTGGTGGATTTGAGAATAGGGAACTTATTATTCTACTAACCGTTCGTAATACGGTTAACAATGAAAAGATGAATACAAATAAATAAATTGTATTAATATCAGTCATTACTTGTTTTTTTCCTTTTCTTCTTTAATTCTTTTTCTTTCCGCTAAAATTTCTTTTCTTAAAGAATCAGATAATTTTTTTAGTTGACCGGCAGCATTTCTTGCTCTTGTACCGGCACTATCATTACCACCAAAAAATTTAGTAGTATTTACAGATAGTTCTTCAATTGCTAATTTAATTTGTTCTAATGTTTCCATTTGAATTGTTTTAATTTTTATTTATAATGTTAAAAATAATTTTATTTACCTCATAGTAAATACTATTACTCTATTTGTTTATCCAATAATTTATATATGGTAGTGAGCATATCTAAATCAGATTTTGTGAATGATTTATTTAAGTTGTATAAATCATCAAAAAAATAACTAATTGATGTTTTTACTTTTAAATTTTGTTGGTGATAGAAGGTTTCATCAAAAAAAGACTCAAAATAATCGTAATGTTCACCTCGTTTATTGAATTTAATATTTTCACGACTAAAACTATCAATTATCTTATCCCAACACCATTCAAAGTGATGTCTATCATCATCTTCACTAAGTGTAATTTGAGTTTCTTTATTTTCACTTTCACCCAAATAGGTATCCATAATTAAATTATTCAATGAGTGTGTGAAATCAGAATATAATTCTAATTTTTCAGGTATAATATTATTTACTCGGAACCAAACGTCAACGTCTTCCGGTTGTAAAGGTTTTGATATGTAGTTAAAAAAATTCTCCATAGAGTTCGTCTATGGAGAAAATATAGTTCTAATTAAATAATTGTAAATTATTGTGTTTTCTGATTATATCCTATTAATGATTTCATTCTATCAAACTCTTCATTAATTTGTTTTTGTTTTTTATCAGGTATTGATTCTAATTTAGACATTAATTTATCACTTTCGTCCTCACCAGCTTTATCCGTAACTATTGGTTGTGGGGCTTTATTATACGCCTTTTGTTTTATTTGACCTAATAAATTTTTCTTTCTAATTTCGTTACGTTTTTTATTAACATTGGATTCACCAGTATTCGCCCATTCAGGGTTATTACCCGTTCTTGAAGAACCCTCAATATTATCCGTTACCCAATCTTCATTAGGATGGATTTCATCATATACTAAATTTTCTTGACCGGCAGCTGTTAGATTATCAGTATATTCTTCAACCGCTCCCGATGGTATATAAGCCTTTTTACTCATTTTTTCTAATTCACCATTTCCTTTAGGAAATATTTTAGGGTTCATATCATAATCACCTTTAGAACCATCTTTAAGGTAATCCTTCATTTTTTTAGTTACATCTTTGATGTAGTCATCGTTCTCTTTACCGGAACCTTTGTGAGCTTTCTTATAAACTTCTAATCCTCTTGGAGAACCTCCTGTACCTTTAATGTTGGTTTTCTCGTCAGTATCTTTAACTTTTTGTTCTAAAACTATTTTTTCAATCATAGACACTAACTCACTTTCGGTTAACCTATAAGATTCTTTAATTTTTTTCTTATGTTTAGCCCCTTCATAACCTTTAATATTTTTAGCAAAATTTGCCTTTTTAACTAAAGAAGGACTACCACTGTTTAAAGCCTTCTCAATACAAGATTTAGTTACTTCACCTCCACAGTATCGTTTAAATGAACCTTCGGTTCCTTTCTTTTCCATTTTTTCTGTGGCCTTTTGAATGAATTTTTCTTTACCTTCTTTAGTTTCATATTTTTTACCGTCAACAGTAAATTCTTTTTCACCTTTTTTCCTAGCTTGAGCTAACGCTCCTGAAAACGCATTACCTTCATCAGTTTCAGATTTTTTACCCTGTCTTAATATTTTAAAATCTTCATCGTCAATTTTATTATTTTTGTTTTTGTCTAATCGTCTTTGACGACCTTTTAAAGATTCATTCATACTTGAACCACAGAATTTTTTTGTTCTTTCATCATCCGGACCAAAATTATCCATATGGTATTTACAAGAATCTTCATTTTTAGAATCTAACTCTTCGTTGTCAGAATCTCCCATAACCATATCTTCTTGGACATAATCAAATTCATCCGAATTATTAATATCTTCAACATCGTAAATACCTTCATTCATATCCTCAGACATATAACCACATTCGTTACATTTACCTTCGTACATTGTACCACCACACTCACATACATCACCTTTTATTCTTGAGACAAGGTTATCCGCCTTTTCTTCTAAGGTTTCCAATAAGACTTTGGATACTATTTTATCTAAATAAGTTGTATTTATTTTTTTCATTTTTAGTTTTTTATTATAAATATATTAATTTTTGACTTTATTTCTTAGAAATTAAATTTTCATATTCATAAGCTAAAATAGATTTAATAACATTTTCACTTATATTATGTCTTTTACTTATGTTTTGAATTGCAGTTTTAACTTTTTCGTTCTCAAAAATCTTTAATGCTTTAATATCTCCTTGATTACAATATGGGAATTTTTTACATTTTTTCTTAACCTGAACAAATTTACCCCCGGGAATTTGTGTTTTAGATTTACCTCTCCAATCTTTTTTACTTGTGGACTTCGCCCAAGCCGAAGTCGTTTCATATGAACCGGAAGATGCCGAACCCGTTGCTTCAGTTGCTTCAACTTTTTTAGTTTCACTACAAACACATTTTGATTTAACTCTATCACAAGAATCACAATATTCTTCTTTACCCTCTTTAACACAATTAGGTACCATTTTACCATTCTTCATTTTACCACCAATCTCTTTATACCCTTTCCAACATTCTTCTTCCATTTGTTGTTTAGTTGTTGAAAATAAAGGTGCTTCGAACCCTCCTGCGGAACCTGAACCGGTTGATTCTTTATTCTCCTCTTTACCTACTCGTTTATATTTTGTTTTTTTAATGAAAGGGTCTGAAGTTGTTACATTAGGAACACCAAACTCATTATCATTATCCGAGTACTTTAGATAATCCGGGTCTTTTTTCAAATCTTTTTTAAATTGAGATTTCGCACTTTTATCTTCACCCATAATTGGTTTTGAAACTTTTTGGATTGGTTTTTTTATTTTACTCTTATTGATTATTTTATTTGAAACACCCGTTTTTGTATTTTCAATATTTTCATTTTCAGGTATCGCATTTTTAAATTCATTAGCAACAACAACACCTTCAATACCACTAGAATAAACGTTAGATTTACTCATTTCATCATTCATTGCCGTTTTCAAATCCGAACCAATACTTTCGTTAGTTTTCATAATTAAGCGTTTTTAAGTTTTGGTTCCCAATAACTTCTATTAGTCCACATAAATTGGTAAAATTCTCGAAACATTCTTAAAGTAATATCTTTAATATCACCCTCTAATTTACCTCTTTTAATTTCTTTGGAAATTGTATCAATTAATTTATTTTCGTATTGCTGAATATTTGGACTTCCGAAGAAATCTTTAATTTCTTTACGTATTAACACTTCAATTTCTTTTTTTTCTGTTGCCGTCAATGCCATAATTATCTAACTAATAATAAATAAGATGTTGATATAACACCTAAAAATGTTCCTACTTTATACCAAAAAGATGTTGATTTAGTTTGTTTTAATTCTTTTTTCAAATCATCAGTCATAGTTTTAAACTCACCAATCATCAACCCTTGTTGATTAATAATATATTTATTGTTATTATCTTTAGATTCCAATAACGAGATTATAGTATCTTTCTGAACTTCTCGTTCTTCTAATTTAACAACTTTCTCTTGAGTTAGTTTTAGTTCCACCTCACATCCTTCACCTCTAACAATATCTTTTATCGCGGCTCTGGCTGTTGATGGTTTTAGTTTAACTTTAGTAGTATCACTGACCTTTACTTGGGATTGGTTGTTCGTATTTGTTTGTGAAAAACAACTCAAGCTCACTGTCAGGAATATTATCAACGTTATTAACTTTTTCATTTGTTTGTTTTTTAATTACTGTTATATTTTTATCAATATGTTGTATTTCATTAGTGATAGTTGTAACATTTTCTTTAACTTCACCAATTTTAGTATCTATTTTTTTAGTTACAAAATGAGCAGAATCAATTTTAGTTTGAATATTCTCTATCTTGTTTTTATAACTTTTAACGTCAGTTTTAATCGTATTAGTTGTAAAAATGTTCCAACCTACTAAACCGGCAATAATCAATAATAAAATAATACTGTCCTTATCTTTAGTTACATCTTCCATTATTCTTCAGTTTTAATTGTTTTTTTTCTTGAAACCAATACTTTACCCCATTTCGCTTTAAACTTCTCATAATTTCTTTTTAGTTTATTTATTAACTCTAAAAATTCATCATCAGCTTTAATCATATCCCCATTAATATAAATACCATTTTCCTCCCCTATTGAGTAGAAAAATTCAATATCTAAATCAATTATGGTTCCGGACCACTCAACATTATTAGGAAAAACATTTAATTTGTTAAAATCAACCATTTCAGTCACTTCATTTACAAATTCATCCATAGTTTCTTGGAAAGCGGATTTTTCATCCGTGGTTAATTGTAAATCAACTTGATTCTTTCCGTGGAGAACAATAATACCTCCGGATATTCTATATCCTTGTTGTTTATCACTTCCAACACTATCATCATCATCAGTTTCGGTATCATCTTGGAATGTATCATACTCTATCTTATCTTCAACTGACTTAGTAATATTTGGTTTTGTTGTAATATTATCATCAGTTAAATCAACACCTTGCTCCGTTAACAAACCATACTGTTTGCGGATGTCCTCATTTAATTTATTAGACCCTAATAAATTTCGTGAAGCGTTTAATAATTGTTTAATTTCATCGTGCGAATTATTCATTTTCAATATATTTTAAAAATTCTTCGAATTTAAATGCCGGACTAACATCAGTAAATGTAGTATCAAAATTACTTTTAATTACAACTCCCGGATATTTTTCAATTCCATTTATTTTAGTATTATGTTCAATAATCTGAGGTTTTATTTTTACATTATCAAACAACGTTTTACATAACTTACCCAAACTAATTAATTGAGATTCTGTATAAGGTTGCCAAAAAAAATAATCCCTCCATTTTCTTTCAAACACATTACCTTTATAAATATCACCTATCCAGTTAATGTAATAATCACTTAGTGGTTCTTTTTGCAACCATCCTAAGTTTTCCAATGATATTATTATTGAATTACGATTTATATTTGGGTCTTTGAAATATTCAGAGTGTTCATTATTACCTAATAATTGAAGTATTTTACCGTCCCGGGTTATTATGTAATTAGGTATTTTTTTATATTTCCCGTTTAAACGAAACTTCAACGACTGAAGATAGTCGTTGATGTTTCTTGATGTGTGTGTAAGTATAATTTGGTGTTTCTTTTTTTGTTTTCCAACAGGTTTGAATTCACCATATTTGATGATATCTATCATTATTCATAAATTAAACTTTTATGATTATGGTTTAACGTAACTCAATCTATTTGGTTTTGGTGATTCTTCAACCGTTACTTCCGGGCTAGCAAAATTAATTTCTTCACTAATCGGTAATTCATCTTGAGGTAAATTAATTTCACCGGTATTATCATCAACAATTGGTTTTTCAATAAACTTCTCAACCTCAACCGGAACTTCTTTGATTACCTCTTTTTCGATAATAACTTCTTTTATTTCCACATTATCAGTTTTTCCGGTATCATATTTGGTGAAAAAATGTAATGACGTTAACGATATCACTGGTAATAAACCACCTTCTAAAAATGCCAACCATCGTTTCATAGCAATTACATCCGTAGCTTTTGACCCTAACATTTCCCAAACAGGACCGGTTAGTTCGACCCAAGCTTTAAATAACTCACCATTAGCATCAATTTCTTTATATGAAAAAAAGATATTACCTATCATTTGAATAAATGTAATTAATCCAAACATAAACCATACTCCACCTTTTATCTTGTTAGTAGCAGCAACCAATGCCGTCATAGCACCAATCTCAATAGCGATAGATAAATAAATCGCCCAACTAATGGGATTTGCAATATTATACCAAGAAACAACGTGTGATATTGATATACCAGCAACCAACAATATTGGAACTAAAAACATAGTTCTATTCGGATGTTCAACTATCCAATTCCAAATTTTTTTCATTATTTTTCTAATTTTGAAATTTCTTGGTCAATTTCCGTTTGTCTGTTAACATCCATAATTTTTCTATCCGAAGCTTGGATGGCTCTTTTTTCAGACTTAAGACCCTCAATTTTTATTTCTTTACGAAGATTAACCGATAACGAATCGACAGATTCATTAACTCTTTCGATTCTAGTGTTGGTAGTACAAGTTTTGAAGAATACAATTATCACAAGGAAAAACATTATTCTATTACCCCAAGCGTCAATAAAATTTAATACTGATTTCATATTTTTATTATTTAAGTTTAAATATAAAAGTAAAAAACCTTCTATCATAATAAATAGAAGGTTTTAAACTTTTTACATATATTCAAATAATATTGAACTATCATTCCTTAATTTCCGAAGAGCCTTTTCTTTTATTTGTCTAACTCTTTCCTTGGTTAAATCAAAATCACCACCGATATCTTCAAGAGTTCGAGGTGTACCTGTTAACCCATAGTAATCACCAATAATTACTTTTTCCCTATCGTCTAACACATCTAATAACGACAATAATTTATGTTTTAATTCGTCCTTTGAATTAAAAACCTCATCCGGCATATCCGCTTGGTCATTTTTAATAATATCAATTAAAGTATCACCCTCTTCATTGATATTCATATCTAAATCAACCATAGATGGTAGATTTTGAAATCTATCGTCTAATTTACCTCCGGTTGATTCTATCTCTTTCTTAGCCTTTTGTAAATCTTGAACAACATTCACCGGTAAACGTATTGTTCTTGCATTATCATTCAATGATTGTAGAATTGATTGTTTCACCCACCATACCGCATAAGAAATAAACCTTAAATTTTTAGACCAATCAAAATTTTGAATGGCCTTCATTAAACCAAGGTTACCCTCATTAATTAAATCGGGAAAATCTAATCCTTGATTTTGGTATTGTTTAGCAACCGTAATAACGAATCGTAAGTTACCTTCAATTAATTCTTTATAAATTTTATTTTTTTCCTTCTCAGTTAAAACTCCAGAACTTATTAATTTTGCCAATTCTTTTTCTCTTTCAGGTGTCATAACCTTTATTTTACGAATATCTTTAAGGTATAACTGTATCTCTTCTTGGTTGATTGGAATTCCTGAGTTTTTCTCTTTCATAGATTATTGTGAATATTGTTTTAGGATTAATAATTCGTCTTTGTTTAATGATTTAATACCTGACTCCGCCAATTTATCAAATACGTCGTCAAAAGTTAATTTTTGTTTCTTTTGCCTGATTAAAGCAATCTCATCATCATCGTTTTCATCATCAAAATCCGATAAATCCAAGAAGAAAGTGTTTTGAATATGATTCCTTAACATATTTTGTACCTCAGAATCATTTGGTTGTGAATTTTTTGGTTTTTCTGACATATAGTCTGTTATACCATCGTTAAATAAATGTTTGGACACTTTATCCGGTAACCCGTATGACATTTTGTCAGGAGTATAAGGTAGTAATACATAGGTAATTGTTTCAACACCTAGTATAATTTCAATATACTCCCTAACATCTTCAAATGTCTCTAAAGTTGAGAACGTGAATACCGAAGACTCGGGTCCATAATAAAAATTAACGTTGGGTACATCAGAGACAACTGTCAATTCATCAGCAATTTGTTCCGCAAACTCTTTTGGGTTATCGTTCTTCGCAAAAACAAATAAAATGTACTTGGTTAAATTTTCCATATATGTGTAAATTTATGTTATGGTACAAAGATAAGACAAAAAAACTAATTAGTCAAAAAATATTTTTAATTAATATATGGAAATGGTAGTCCCGAAAAAACCGAAGGTGTTATTGAAATCTTATTATTCGAATATAAATTATTTTCTTTCATTATGTTTTTAAATTCTAATGAATTTAAAAAATCCGCGACATTATCTAAATTTAAATTGACATCGTCTTTTAAAAATAAACCAATAATTCCTCCACCAAATAATTCATTTGGATTACCCACCCAAAAAACTTCAGGTTTTCTAGTTTTCATTAAACCATATATCCTTTGTTTATCAGATTTCATTAATTTAATATTGCGAACAGCACCAAATTTCCACCAATTTTTTTCACTAAAAACACTTATTTTCCTATTAAGTAATTTATTTTTGTAATCACTTAAATATTCCGCAATATCATCAGGTATCTTATCAAAAGAATCAAACTCATCAACAAAAATATACCTACACATTTTTTTATTTGTTCCTAAAATATTAACTACCCCATTTTCGGATAATACGATATCGTCATTAATTTTAAAAATTTTTTCAGCACCACTAACAATACCTACTTTAACATCAAAAAAATCTGAAATAGTTGTCCCTGTATAATTTAAATTACTAAAAGAAATTGTGTTAGAAAATTTAACATTCAATTGAGAATAAATATTCTCATAATAATCATTTATTGTCTCATAATATTTAACTTTACCTACATAATTTTTTACATATCTAAAAATACATAAAGCAGGAACATCAGCATCATCGAATAGCTTTTCTTCACCACAATCAATAAAATGAGTAAAACCACCATTATCTTTTAAAAAATCTCTGACAAATTGAGAACTAACATTATATAACCATTCTTTAGGAACAATAAACACTAATTCACCACCATCTGATAATAATTTAACACAATATTTAATAAAAAAATAATATAAATTCCCATTCCCCGGAATTTTCTCAGGTAACAAATCAATTGTCTCTTGTTCAACATTTTTTAATTTAACAAATGGAGGATTACCCACTATTGAATCGAATGTTCCACAAGTTTTTATGTAGTTAAAAAAATTATCAATACTTATTTCAGAATTACAGATTTTTGAATTAACCTTATCAAAATCTAATTCAACCGAAGAAACCTCTTTATTAAATTTTTTCTCAATCTCTAAAACAATATGTCCTTCTCCAGCGGAAGGTTCTAAAATATTACCATCATTTTTTATTAAACTAATTAACACATTTAAAACTTTTTTTTTAGTTGTAAAAAATTGTCCTCGTTTTTTTTTTAAATTATTCTCCATTAATCAAAGGCCCCCATTTTATAGCGGGAATTAAAATTCGTTTATTTATATATTCAATAAATAGTGAATGAACTAATTCAAATTCCTCATCATCAGTTCTACTTACTAAATAATCAGGTATTTTAGTTTGTACTCCATTAGACGGATTTACCGTAATACACTCAATAGGTAGTTCAGTTAATGAACAAATTGTAAATTTTTTAGTTTTTTTATTTAAAAAAACAATAATATAATTCTTAACTAATTTAATTTTATTATTATTTTTTTGTTTTTCATACGAATCACATACAGTATCATTATTACTACCTTCCAAATTCAACATTTTTGCTAATTTAAGAAAACTAATAGTGTTAGTAAAATTATTCGGTAGAACAATTTTTAAATCTTCCCCTTCCTTGATATACAAATCATAATCATCTCTATTACCTTCTTTTGTTTTAGTAAGACCTAATCTTTCAACTATTGATTCTATAATCCTTTTTTCACTCATTAAAGAATTAACTCGACCATCATCACTATCGTTAGACAATAACCAGTCATCATAACTATTTAGTGTATCTTCATATTTTTTATATTTATTCATATTAAAAACATAGATAAAAAAAAAGTACCTGTCAACCGGCAGGTACTGATTTTATTGGGATACGTGACTAATATTCTCCTCTTTCCGAATCCTTACAACGTTGTCGGCCCAATTCGTAACAAGTGGATTATGAGTAATCACAAATATCTTTTCAAAGTATTCTTTTATCTTAGTGAAGAACTCTGAAACCATCTCCAAATTCTCATTTGAAATCTTACCGAACACCTCATCAAAGACCACAACATTGGCTCTCGGTAATGAACATATTTTACTCAACACCGCTCTCAACGCTAGTGATGCGATTGTTCTTTCGTATCCGGAACCGGAAGACATCGGTTTCTCAACCTGAGTATTATTATCAATCATTAAGAAATCAACCTCGTTCTTGTCGTTAATTCTAACTTCCAATCTGAAGTGAGAACTATCTTCCAATAATCTTTGAAGCTCACTATTGATAAGTGGCATCATCGTTTTCATAATAAGTTTGGTAATACCATTCTTACCGAAAATTTCCAAATAGATTTTATAGATTCTTTCTTTCTCAGCTTCTTCCGCAATTTTTCTAATAGTTTCTAAGTTGTTAGTAATCTTAGTATTTAAATTGGTAACTTGGAAGGTATTATCCGAGATATTCTTTTCTATGGTTTTTTTCTCACCTTCAAGTTCATCCAATCTTAATTTAGCTTTAATCAATAATCCATCAGTCTTATTGTTCTCGGCGATTTTATCCTGAACCTCAGAATATCTATCCAACTTGGTTTTTAACGCATCAATCTTCAATTGAAAACTCTCAATACTTAATTCGTATTTTTCCCGGATAAGTTTGTTTTTTTCATATTCATCAAACTCTTTTTTAAGATTAACAAAACCTAACTCTTTGCTGGTTAAATCCTGCATTAATCCCTCTAATAGTTCTTTATGCGTGATAAAACCGGCAAGCTCACCAATTTTAGCGTTAGTAATTGCTGCGTTCATCAGTTCAATACCACAATGTTCGCATTTGATTCCTCCTTCAACCGAACTCTTTAATTCCTCAATGTTTTTAATCTTGGCATTATTCTCAGCCTGTTCCTTTAACATATCCTGAATATTCTTCTTAACGTGGTCGTGTTGGTCCTCGTGGTAGAACTCAGATGGTTCAATAACTTTTACACTGTCTCTATCGGTGATTGCTTTAGCTTTCTGTAACCCCAACAAATTAATTTCCTCTTGAACTTTGTCCGGAGAAACCATTATCAAGTCATTATCAATATTGTGTTTGGATTTTAATAACCCATCACGATATTCTTGACCTTTGGTAATTCTACCTTTAACTTCCTCTAACTGACCGGTTAGTGTTACGTTAGTTTCATTTAATGTCTGAATGGTCTCAGAATATGTTTGATTATCCGTTTTCAGTTGTTCCGAACTATATATGTTGGATAACATCCCTTTTGAGAACTCACTATAAATTTCTTTTGCAGCCTCTTCCTTACGTTTAAGAAAATCTAACCCCATAAACCTTGAAAGAACCTGACCTCTTGCCGTAGGTTTAGAGTCAATTAGTTCTTCCAAGTTGGTAGCAGTTGTAAGGATGGTCATTAAGAAATCCTCTTTGGTACCAATAGAAGTTTTGATAAATGCTTCGGTCTCTCTTCGTTGTTCCCCGGTGAAGTTCTGTAAACTTCCATCAGACAATCTCTTATAGAAGTCCAATTCGGTTTTAACATTCCATTCATTCTTCTTAGACAACTTTCTTTCAATTATTCTAAGTAGGATATACTCTTCACCATCAATTATAATTTCACCTTTAACCATAACCTTGTTCTTGTCGGTAAATCTGTTGAATATCTCCTCAGCTTTTGATGTTTTGGTTGTCTCATTAAAGAATAAGAACATAAGTAAATCCACCGTTAATACGGTTTTACCACCGAAATTTGGTGGGTTTGATTCAACTACGGTAATCCCATCACACTTCTCAAAATCAATCTTTTGATTCTCACCATAAGATAAAAAATTTGAGAACTCTATGTTCTTAATATACCATCTCTTGAATGGTGCAGCGTCGGTTTGGGTCATTAACAACTTGTTATCAACTGAAGTATTTAATTGACAAATATCGTCGTAATGTTCCATATTCCCTTTTGACTCCAAGAATGAACGAACTAATTCCAATTGGTAATTTTCATCTAAAATATTAAATGAAATATCCACAGTATGAGTTGTTGTGTCCTCAACCATTTTGGTTTTGGTAATCACATTAACATTCGTGGTCTCATATTTTTTTTGGAAATAATGACGAACACTCTTAATTTTTTCTTGTGTAAAATTCTCAGCATAATCCTCCCATACAACCTGTACGTAAGGATTATCCAAGTTTGTAATATTTATATCTTCCATTATTGTGTAATTGTATTCAATCGCAGGATTAAATAAGTCCATTTATTATTCATTTGATTCTTGATGATGGTTTTCATCTTTTCTATTCTGTTCCCATAAAAGGTCTAATTCCGGATTTTCAAAAATATTTCCAACAATATCCACCCATCTAATAAATTGGATTTCTTTACTTCGATATCTAACAAAAAAACCATCAACCGTTAAACCTCTATGTTTAGTTGAAGGTGCGAATGTAAAAGCACCTCTACTTTCTTCCCATAAAGCAACACAAATTTCTTCACCTATCACTTTATCATCAGAATCTAAAAACTCAATTTTAACAAAATCACCAGTAAAAATATCTTTATCTTTAGTACTTTGACCTGTAAATTGTCTTATTTTTAATTGTTGTTGAAAATAAGGGTTTTCAAATGGATGTGGGTCATTTTTTAGTGTTTGTTTATCTGATGTAAAAATAATCCAATCATTCCCTTCCTCACCTGATTTAATAAATTGGAAGTCATTGTGCATAACTTTATTTTGTTCGTCCCAAGCCTTTAATTTTAAAGGTACTGTTGTTTCATCTCTCATATTATTCAACATCCTCAGTTAATACTTCTCCGTAATCTCTCGCTTCTTGAGCATTTAGTACATCCTCAAGATTCCATCCCTTATAAGCATATAGTTTCTCACAACCCCTATCCATCCAATTAAACTCAGACATCCAATCATCCCAATTTGAATCAACTAGTTTAATAAAGTTCTCATCATTACCTCTATCTCTATATCGTTGGATGAATTCCTCTTTTCTATTATCATCCGGGTAAACTAAATAGAAATACAAACAATTGTCTAACAAAGCATCTCTCACTTCTTTATGTGAAGAAACAAAGATGTATTTGTATTTTCCAATATTTTCTTTAATATGGTTTATGTAATTTTGGGGAAAATAAGGATTTCTTGTTTTATTACCGTGTTCATCTATAATCCAACTGAAACCACTTGAATCGGAATCCAAAGTGGTATCAGGGTTTTTTTTATGATAGGTAGTTTTTCCTACTCCGGGAAATGCTGAAACAATCTTAGTTCTCATCACTTACTTCAGGGGTTACAACCTCAGCTTCAGTAACGTTAACATCATTAACTTCACCAACAACCTCAGCATTTATATCCAATATTTCACCGTTTTCTGTTTGATATTGTGCTTGAAGTTTTTCCATTGTTTCATTAAACATTTTTTGATACTCTTCTTGAGCTTTTTTTCTCAAACCTCTAAGTGTGTTATTTCTAGTTTGAACTCTTTTTCTGTGTTCTTTCAAAGAACCTCTTGTTTTTGACTTTGGCATAATTGTATTTATTTATTTATTGTTATTAATTTTTCTAAACCTTTTGAGATTGTTTTATTGATTAAAATGTCTAATCATTTGGTCTACAATAGGATTATCACTATGTGTCATTTCATTCTCAATTTCTTGTTGTATTTCCTCTAATGTCATTCCTGGTTCATTTTCATTATCAGGGATTTTTGCCTCCGGATTGTCCTCATCGTCCCTATACATCTCCAACCAATTAGGTCTATCTTTAACTTTAATAGAATCCACTTTTTCAATCAATTTTTGAGTTTCAGTTTTAGAACCTTTTAACATTTCTCGTAATTTAAGTTTTCTCTCAACTTCTCTCCATCTACGATATAACCCGTCAGCACTTTTAGCATTATGAAAATTAACATCAATATTATTTTCCTCTAAATAATCCATAATATCCATCATAGTTTCATCATCTTCTAAAATACCCATATCGGAACATAAGACAAAAAAATCATCTGAAGAAATAATCCATCTCTGTACTTTTTTATCCTCCAATTTTTTAATTATGAAATCACCTAATTTCCCCATAACTTAATTTTTACGTGGTCTGTTTTCTTCAAACCATTCAATTATTGAGTTTATCGCCCATACCGCACCTGATGATAGAATCCCATCAAAGAACCAACTAATCCATAGTGGTGTACCAAATATAACATTTGTCGGTGAGAAAATCAAAAGTGATAATATAAAACCACCCCAGGTACTAAAACACATCGCACATCCAAGTATTCCCGAGATGAAATGTGCAACACCATTAAATGGTAATGTTGGATTACCTCCCCAATTTTGGAAGAAATTTCTAAGTCCTTGGAATATCGACCCAAAGACCATTATGTTCATAAGTCCATAACTTAATATGAACCAAGCAATTAAATTAGTCATCATCCGTATTGTCTTCTAAAAATTTATTTATTTCATCTTCAGTAACTTGAATGTTTTTTTCTCCGAATGTCTCAATATAAAGTTTTTTTAGATGAGGTGGTATTAGTTTAGTTTTAAATTTAATTTCAACCTCACCTTCCTTAATTGGAATTTCCACTAAATAATATACAATTCCCGGTGTTTCTTCTTCTTTAACAAAACTTTTCGCACCGGTTAAGTACCTTGTTGGTGTAACTTCTTTCACTATCTCATTTTTTTCGAACACACCTCTAACAAGAACACCTCTCTCACCTTTAACTTGATAATCATAAGGATTATCAAGGACTTTATCAAGTAGGTCCTTCATTTCCATTTTAAGTTCGTAGTCACCATCAATTAAACCATCTTGGGCTCTCTCAGGATTATATTCTAAAACAATCTTTCTTAAAGGTTTAAATGTTTCAGGATTATAAACTAGTGGTGTAATACACGCACCATCTTTTACTGGTGTATGTATCGTATCCGGATTAAACACTTCCGGAGTAAGTGCCAACGATAAAAGATAACAAACCCCTTTGAACTTTTGTCCTTCAACCAATTTATATGATTCCGCTTTTAATGGTGTATCATCATTTGATAATATCATCGGCATATTCATAAAGTTTAATTCGGTACATTCGGAGAACTCATCACACTGAAGTATTCTTTCTTTATATTGAGACAAGTTATCTCTACCGTATAAGGTTAATCCGTCAAACCCAAACGTGTCATCTCTTTGAGGTGTTTCCCCAAAAATCTCTGTTAATAATTCTTTCAATTTCATAGTGTTTCATTAATGTTTGAACCTTTAAGGAATACAGCACCCTGACTTACCTTAATAGATTCCAAATTTTTATTTATTGTTTCAAGTTCTTTTATCCTTGAATTTTTATCCGATAGTTCTTTCCTTAACTTTTGTAAGGTCTCTTGAAGAAGTTTCATCTTATCATTTGGTTTTTCAACCTCAACTATCTTCTCCACCTCAACAATCTTTTCAACCGGGACTTCTTTAATAACCTCAACTATTTTTTCAATAATTATTGGTTCAGGTTTGTCACAAATATTGTCTAAATTTGGGACAAGAGCTTCCTTCAATTGTTTTTTCAAACTTTTATTTTTTTCAATCAACTCAATAATTTCTTCATTAGTATTAAATTGGTCCATACTATATATTTCAACTAATTTTTTTAATCGTTCAAGTTCTTTATCATCAGTAATATAAACCTCTTTAATAACTTCAACAGGGACTTCCACCCGGATTTCTTTGATTACCTCAATTTCCACCGGTTTTTCTTCAATCCCACTCGTTTTTTCTGAGTTATCACCAAGCAAACCATATTTCTTTATGTTGAATCCTTCGGTATAACATTTGGATATGAACTTATCAACATCCTCAATATTATTTAACTTACAATAATCTTGGACTGACGTTAATTGACTATTTGTTAGTTTGATTTGTTGCACGTTCTTTGTTTTCTGTTAATATATAACAACACCCATTTTCAGCAAAAACAAATGTATGTATTTTCATTGTTTTGTCATCAACTTCCACCATAATCACACCAACACTATCACCAACTTTTAATTCTTTTGTACCAAAATCGTAATATATGTTTTTTAATTTCGGTAATTCTTCTTCTGTCACTATTTTAATGTTTTCCATTATATTATTTTATTTCCTTTTTTAATGTTATCCACTTCCCACAATGGTTGGAGATTTGTGTAATGACAGAGTTTATAAATTTCCTCTTCTGTTTTAGCCGAAGATAAAGGAATTATATGGTCTACGTGCCACCCGTTTCTACCATAATTTTCCCAAGACATTCCATCAACAAATTTTTCTTCTAAAAATTCCCTCAAATCTTCCGGTTTACATCCAACAATATCAAAAGTTTTATTTTTTTTAGTAATATTATTTGATTTCAAAAACCCATAAAATCTTGCTCTTATAGAACAAATAACTGAAAATAATTTATCAGTTTTTTTTCTATTTTTAAATCTTGATAACGCTTTTTTTGATAGAACTTCTTTATTATCATAATAATATTTTTTTATTTTTTCTTGATTATTATCCCGATAATTTTTATCATATATTTTTTTAGTTTCTTTATTGTTGTCCCTATATTTTTTTTTAGTTTCTTTATGTTTTATAATATTCCTATAATATGTCCCACGATTCCATTCATTAACTTTTTCATTATTATTCTGTCTATAATTATTAATTTTTAATCTAGTACATTCTTTACACTCATTTCGTAATCCATCTTTAGAATCACCTCTTTTGTGAAACTCAAAAACATTTTTTTCAATATTACAAATTCTACAAATTTTTGTTTCCATTTTCTTTATAATCTTCTAATAATTTATTAACTAGTGAAGACAAGTTAATATGAAGACCCCTGTAATATTCTAACAATTCAGGTTTAAGAGCGATAGATATACTCTGTTTTTTTTCTTCATTATTTTTTTTGTTTCTTCCCATATTATATAAATATCTTGTTTTTTTATAAAGTTGTTATTTTTAACAATTTTTTTTAATAATTTACTAATTTCTCTGTTCCGTTAATAATATCATCAAATGATTTCATTTTAAATGATAAAAATGGTTTTGGATTGTGTAAATCAACAAAAGAATAGTCATCTGTTTCTAAATTATAGATTCCAAATCCATGATTTCTTAAACTCTCCCCATAATTTTGACACACAAGGCTTCCAATCATAATTCCTCTTTTACCATTTGGGATATTAAAAATAGAACGTTTATGAACATCTCCACATAGAACGAGGTCAAGACCATTAAATTTCTCAACATCATACGCGTGTGAACCAAAATCAAACCCTAAATCAGTTGTTAATCCGGCAACCGGGTCGTGGAATAATCCAATCTTAAATCCAACAGCTGTTTCAATATCCGGAGGAATATTACCTTGAAATTGTGAATAAACACACCAAGACACATTCTCATCTTCATATACGCCTCTATTTTTGTAATAAACAATATTGGGATTATTCAAATTATTCACAATAGGCGTAATACTATCTAATCTTTCATCGTTTTTTAAATTCGCATCGTGATTACCAGGAATAATAATTATTTTAGCTATTTTAGCACACTCGGTTAATACCCAAGAGGCAATTTCAATCACTTCAGGAGTTAATTGATTTTTGGAATGGAGAAGGTCTCCGGTAAAAGTGATTCTATCGGGTTTAATCTCCCTGAACTTATCAAACATATCATTCAAGATTGACCGATATAGGTCGTGGTCTTTGAATAACTTTAAGTGTAAATCCGAGAAATGTACTAGTTTCTTAATCATATTTTATTTTTTTATTTTCCAATTTAATAATACCCAAATTAAAAACATAGTCGGGATGGTAACCCACCATAACCATTCTCTATTTGATGATATTATATTATTAATTTTCATAATTAAATAAGTAATTGTTGGTACCCACCATAATGACGTGGTACAAATTGGACATCCCAATTCTCTTTTAACTATTTTCATTCCTTATCAAAGATTTTAAAGTCCTCATTTACGTGACCGCAATCCGCACATCGGTAAGTTGGGAAGGGAATTATATTGTCTTGAGAACTTCCGGTTAATAGTTTATTTACTTTCTTAATCATCACCACTTCTTGAAAGAATTGTGATTTACAATTTTCACATTCAAGGGTTGGTTGTTTTCTCAAATCAATTTGAGGTTTTAATAAATCATCCATATCTTTTTCTTTTAAAAATAATCAATTTATACTTATATGTCAAATAAAAAACCCACCGATTGGTGGGTTCTTAATTACTTTTTTAAGTACTTGGACATATCCATATCCAAAATTGTAGTAATCACATCCTTAGGAACCCGGAACTCCTCAAAAGTTCCATCATCTTTTACCAAAACAATAATACATCCGAACAATTTGATATTCTCATATTTTGTTCCTTGTAACATTTTAAGTAAAAGTTTTCCGTAGAATGGTAATTGGGTGAAGTAATGACCCAAGGCATTATTTGGATGTTTTTGGAAGGGGTATTTCATTCTTGTTGTGAAATGGGTCTCCTCAAAATTCTTTGGCTTATTTGTTTTATAATCCGTACAAATTAAACCTATCTCAGTTTTATCTTTATTTTCTATTAACCACATTTTGTCAGGTTGTCCTACATACCCTAAATCAGGGTCACCCAACACCATTTCAGTATCCAATAACCAAGCACCTCTTTCCTTCATTGTTTCCAAGAACTTAGTACCAGAAGAAACCATCGAGTCACCTTTTAATATTTGTGTAAAATCACAATCAAATAAAGGTTGTCTAACCTCTTTATCAATACCGAATAATTCTAATGATTTTTTCTCTAATAAGTAATGAACTCTACTACCCATATTGGTCGCATAGTCACCAGCCGCCTTCCACTCATCTAATAACTGTTTTTGAACTTCTAAATCACCTTTGGCTTTTTTGAGTGAAATACCCTCACTATCAAATTCATCGTAGAAATACTTTATTACCTTACTAACGGAGGGAAATGTGTCTCTAACAACACCATCCACATCCTTCATATAATAGGTGTGGGTATCTTCAACAAACGTAAGTGATAATTCTTGTCTTCGTTGTTCTAATAAATCCCTAATCTCTTTAGCAACTTCATTTAAATCTCTATTCATTCTTTTTTTTAACTATTTCTATTAATTTTTTAAGACATTCAAGTTCTGCTTCTTCGTACTTATATTCACCGTTATTATCTCCTCCAGCTAATATTTTTTCTTTTTTATTTACAATATTCCAAGCATAATCATTTCCATCTAACCAAAAATTTCCATGTAAATCATACTTCTCTCTAAAAAATCTAAATGCTTGTGAGAATGTTGGTGCAGAAACTACTATACTTGATGAATTGTGATTAAATAGGGTTGGTTTAGGGTTAATACAATCACTATTCATTATTGTGTAATCACCTAACAATGGGTCAAAATATCCAAAACAAGGTTCATCAAACCCTAATTCTTTTAAATCTAATGCTTGTTCGTAAGGTATAAAATCTTTTGTCATTATTTCTTTTCTTTAACTATTTCAATTAATTTTTTAAGACATTCAAGTTCTGCTTCTTCGTAAGTTTTATAACCACCTCTCCAAGTATCAATAGATTTATCTTTTGATTTTATCTCATATTCAAAACCATTATTTTCTAACTCATATTCTGCAATAGTTATTTGTCCAAATAAGAAATATTTCTCTCTAAACCATGTAAATGCTTGTTGAAATAATGGTGCTTTAGTTGACGATTTTACTTCATATTCAGTATCTTCATCGTTCCAAATTTCTAACTTTACCTCACCCCCATCTCTAATGTCTGTAACAATCCACCTTGCTATACAAGGCTCATCAAATCCTAATTCTTTCAAAGTTAATGCTTGTTCGTAAGGTATAAAATCTTTTGTCATTATTTCTTTTCTTTAACTATTTCAATTAATTTTTTAAGACATTCAATCTCGGTTTTCGGTTCTGTTGTAAATGTTCCAAAATACCCACCAGTATTGGCCGAGAAGTTGTCATAAATATATTCCTCTGAGTATAAATCTCTTATCTGAAAAGTGAAATCCACTTGCCCACCTATTGTTGTTGTGTATATTTCAGCATAAAGATTATACTTCTCACTAAAGAATGTAAATGCTTGTTGGTATAGTGGTGCGGAACACCATTCAGTTGGTAACCATTCATTTTTATTATGGTCAAACGTCTCGTTTAAACCCATTTCCAAGTCTAATATATATGTTCTATCTTGATTAAAATTTGGGTGATAAACACCTATTGTGTATTTACCAAAACAAGGTTCATCAAACCCTAATTCTTTTAAAGATAATGAGGGTTGATATGTGACAAATAAATCTTCCATTATTCAAATTTTGTTTTAAGATATTCAATCACGTATTTAGCATAACTCGTTAAATAGTCATAACCATCAAAAACAAACATTTCTTGGTTGTTCTCAACGGCTGAGTTATATTCTTTTTTGAAGTTTTTGTAACTTTCTCTATCGAATGATATTGTGTTTGACATAATCTATGGTTTAATTCGGGTACAAAGATACAACTATTTTTTAAACTGCCAAATAAATCTTACCTTATTTCGTAAAAATATTCACTTATATCACCCCTCAGGTCAGCAACATCATCATCACCCGTTAATTTTATTATTTTAACCTTACCATATAATCTACCCCCATTTAAGTTATGGTATAAATTAATAGCATCAGACCACGCATCAGAATCAAGGCAAATAATTATATTACCTTTAGCTTTCTCGTATAAGGTATTCAACAATAGTTCCGACATATGTTTTCCCAACATCGCAATACTATTGGGTAAGAATAACGCGTCAAACACACCTTCACACAAATAAACATCTTTACCCCAATCAATTAAACTCTCGTTGAAGATTATCTCATCTTTAGATGCTTCCGGGTTCATATATTTAGCTTTAGTGTGTGGATTCCAACTTCTTGCAATAAAATACGTTAATTCACCTTCGCTATCATACGATGGGATAATAACTCTTCCGGTGAATTTACCTCTATCACAAAAACCCATCCCATATTTTTCAATCATCTCATCGGTTATCCCACGTTGTTTAAGATAATTGTAGGCTTGACGACGAACCGGATAAACCAAACTGCTATCTTTGAATAAGGTAAATCCTTCGGGTAATCTTAATCGGTCTTTTCGTTTTTCTTTAGGTTTGTATTCCTCAGGTCTTAAAAGATTATAAATCTTTTTTTGTTTTTTCGTTCCATATCTATCAATCAATTTACCTAATGTTCCGTGAGTATCATTTTCATCTGAACACGACCAGCATTTCCAGATATGCTCAAAGTAATTTACTTCAAGATTACCTTTATTTCTACCCTCGTCACATTCCTTACAGTTATATGCAACTTGACCACGAGATTCATAGTGTCTTTTTTCATCACCAAGTATTTCGTGTAGTATTTCTAGTAATATTTCTTTATCGTCCGACATAACCACAAATATAGTCAAAAAATTATTATAATCAAAACTTCACTAGTTTTTCTTCGGAACTATATTTATTTAATCCCACCAAAAGGCCGACAAATCTTTAGTTTGTGGGATGAAAAGTGTTTTTACAAAAAAACATAAATATTTTTAATAAAATAAGAACTTTTCTCTTTTTCGTGATATTTATACTTATAACCATATCAGAGTATAAATGTTAAAATCATATAAATATAAACTTAAACCAAATGAAGAACAAGAAGTTCTTCTGAACAAACATTTTGGTTCCATTCGTTTTATTTATAACCATTTTTTAAATGAAAGAAATGTGGAATATGAGAATAACAAAAAATCATTAAACTATTATGATAACGCTAATGATTTAACAAAACTTAAAAAATCTGAAGAATATTCTTGGTTAAATGAGATTAATTCACAATCATTACAATATTCGTTAAAATACCTTGATGGCGCTTATAATAACTTTTTTAAGTTTAAAAAAGGTTTCCCAAGATTTAAATCAAAAAAATCTAAAAATAGTTTTTCGGTTCCACAATCGGTTAAGTTAATTAACGGAAAATTAATAATACCTAAATTTAAAGAACCGATTGATTTAATTTTATCTAGAAGTTTCTCCGGAATAATTAAATCCTGTACGATATCAAAAACACCGACAAAAGAGTATTTTGTTTCCATTTTAGTTGAAACTGAACATACTAAATTAGAGAAGACCGGAAAGTCAATCGGAATTGATTTGGGTTTAAAGGATTTTGTGATAACATCCGAAGGATTTAAATACAAAAATAATAGATATACAAAAACCTATGAAAGAAAACTTAAAGAACATCAGCAACATTTAAGTAGAAAAACAAAAGGTTCTAATAGATATTATAAACAGAAATTAAAGGTTGCAAATATTTATAAGAAGATAACCAATTCTAGATTAGATAATTTGCACAAAGTATCCACAGAATTAATCAAAAAATACGATGTAATTGTATTGGAAGATTTAAACATTAAAGGAATGATTAAAAATCATAAATTATCAAAACATATTTCAGATGCTTCGTGGAGTAAGTTCATAGAACTTTTAACATATAAAGCGGAATGGAATGATAAAGAAATAGTTAAAATTGATAGATTTTTTCCTTCCAGTAAAACTTGTAATTGTTGCGGATACATTAATCAAAATCTAAAACTTGATATTAGAGAATGGACTTGTCCATCTTGTAAAATAAAATTAGATAGAGATTTAAACGCAAGTATAAACATCCTTAAAGAAGGATATAAACATAAATCGTCAGGGACTGACGATAACAGACGTGGAGATGAAATAAGACCAACTTCAGTTGGCACAATCGGTGAAACGTTTAAACTTCTGAATAATGTTTCAGAATCCCACGAATCATTAGTTCGAGGGTAGTTCAATTAGATAAAGTAATAACAATGCCAACAAATATTAATATCAACAATATCTCGGGTGCAACACCATTTAATGTTTATCTATGTGATGAATTTAATATCACTTGTGTATATATCGACACAATACCATCTTCATCATTACCATATGATTTTCAAGTTCCATCAATTATGGAAGGTCAAGTTTCCTTTAATATTAAAGTTGTTGATAATAATGGTTGTACATCAATTTCAAATATTTTAATTTAATATGTCTTGTAGTTCTACATATTGTATAAGTAATACCGGGTTAGTAGGTGCCGATGATAACTACATTACAGGTGGAACCTATAATGGTAATACTTATTGGACCGGTCAAACCAGTGGTTGGACTATCTACTATTATACCGGAACAACAAGTTATTGGTGTTTATCTGATACTTTGGGTGGTGCTTGTTATTTAACAGGGAAATATCCTTGTGTTAGTTCTTGTCCTGACTTATCAACCCTTTATGTTTATAGCGGGATATGTCTTACACCCACACCTACACCCACACAAAATTGTGATGTATTAGATTTTACAGCATTATTTGATTGTGAATATATCCCTACACCAACACCAACACCTACAATAAGTGTTACACCAACAATGACGGTAACCCCATCATCAACTAATTATTGTTCTATAATTGGCATTGATGCTAGTGGTTATACTTACACCCCAACCCCAACTCCAACACCTACAATCACCCCTACTAATAATACATTACCTTTCTATTCAAAATTAATTTCACGTGATTGTCCTTTATATGGGTTTATTGAATATACCCCAATTACCGGAGAAATTATTTGTCCGGGAGCAATGAAATGGCAGGATTGTTATAATTCAAGTACTTATTATTATTCAAATTCTGTAACAGGATTACCAACAGGTAGTGGATTAGAAAATTTCATAGTGTTTGGTGCAAATGTGGATGGTGAAAATAAATGTATATCATACCTTGGTATGGATTATGACCACGGAAATGAAAACACAATAAACATAACTTCAGGTCCTTATGGTTTATCTAGTTTAGGTGATTGTATTTATTGTCAAAACTCAACAACGCCTACACCGACACCAACAATGACGGTAACCCCAACAATAACCCCAACACCAAGCATAACACCAACATTAACACCAACCAAAACACCGGGAGTATCTCCAAGTCCTACTATGACTCAAACGCCAACTAATACACCAACACCAAGTACTTCACCTGCAAGTTGTACTGATTGTTCATCATCTTCAAGTTCATTACCATTAGTTTATGCGTATTTAACTAAAGATGCTAATGTAATACCACCAGCAGGATATCAAGTTTATATCTATTTCAAAAATATAAACGATAATAACACTTGTTATAGTTACTTATCCTCACCATCAATGTACTCATTAGGAGCTCCGGTATACGGTTCTTACAGTACTTCATCAGGTATTTCACCTCAATTTGTTAATACTTTATGTGTTGGTGAAACATATAATTTCTATGTCACAGACCAAAGACCAATTGGACTTAGACAACCAATTACTTTTGGTATAGGTCAAAATTCAGGTAACTTTACAACATACTGCGGACCTAACAATCCTGCAACCATAACAATAACTGATAATTCACCACTATACTTTAATATTCACATTAATGGTACTAATTGGGTTTATTGCTAATATATGACATCAATAATATTAAACACCATATCAGGTCTAACATACCCATACGATATTTACGTATGTGATGTCTATGGTAATAATTGTGGTTATATATCACAAATTAACACAAATGTTCCAGCGCCTGTTGAAATAGTGTTACCACCACCTTTTGATATGGCACCTGCCGTTGGTATCAAAATTGTAACGTCAGATGGTTGTGAGAAATTTATAATTATAAACTGCTAATAAGTTTATTTTTTGTTATTAGTTAATCTTTTATTTAAATTTTCATAAATCCTTAATAATTTTAAAGACTCATAATAGTTTTTCTCTAATCTATCTAATTCTTTTTCAGGAACACCTCTGTCACACGCCATTTCATAAGCCGATTTAGCTTCAGTCACCACATTTGATATTGTATTAATAAGTTTCATACTTATAAATATCACCTAATAGTTCATTTATTAAAAACAAATGTCAATTATATTTTGTAAAAATGAAACTTTAGATTATTTATAGTAAAAACAAAATTTTATAATGTCACAATTTTATTATTTTACACCTTGTTGTGGTGATGAACCTTTTGGGATTATTAATAATACCAAACCATTAACATTATGGACTGATTTTGAAGATGTTGTCGGTAATGTTTATGGAATTATTATTGGGTCATATTCAGGATGTGTGACTTATAGTGGAACATCAACAACTCAATTACCTGATTTAATTTTTTACAACTTAGAGCCAACTTTTTTACCTTATGAAAGTTGTTCTTTTTGTACTAATTACGTGTTTCCTTGTTATACCCCACCACCTTTTGTAACACCAATTATAACCGGTTATAAAAATGAGTGTGGAATTATCACTATTTTACCTATGGTGGTCGAGTGTGAAGTTTCAAACCCATCATCATTCACTTCTAATGATGGTGAAGTATCAGTTTCCATTACAGGTGGTACCGCCCCATACACAGTTACTTGGAGTAATGGTAGTATATCCCCCGTGATAGGTGGTATAGGGAATGGTTCTTACACCGCAACTACCGTGGATTATTATGGTGATTATACGGCAACAACAGTTTGTACTATCTTCACCGATAAAGATTGTACGTTTTCAGCAAGTATTGAAGAATTCTTTGTTGAGGAATGTTTTGATAACGGAATGTCCGGATACACATTTAATATAACTTAATAATATGTCGTTTTCAGCCGCAACTTGTTTAACTTTTAATCCAACAATACAACCGAGTACAGGTCCTTTTAATATTTATTTGGATAGCGATTACTCGTCAACACCAATACTAACAAATATAAGTTTATGGGACTTATCAAATAACTGTCCATATATCATTCAAAACATCCCAAATGGTACCACAAATTTAGGTATAAAAGATATAACAAATGATTATTGTATAACAATACCAATCCAAAATAATGATATTTGTTCTAATTGTAATTTAGGTTTTTCTAATTATTCCGCAACAACTATCAGTAAATTGTATTGTGGAAACTTAACAGGGTCTTGTCAAACAATTACCGATTATAAAATTAATTGGTATGGACCTGATAATACAACAACTATATATCTTACTTCAGGTCCACAAAATAGTAGTTTTAATCCAGATTATGAACACCCATTTTCAACATCATTAACCGCACCATCAGTACCCGACGGGGTTTATACACCGGTTATTGATAAAATAGTTATAAATGGTATTACTTACTCAAATACCGGTGGAACCGGTAGTATTTTATTTAGTGGTAGTTGTTTACCAACAACAACCGTTTCACCTTTATATTGTAATATAAAAACAAACACGTATTCTTATTTTATATATAGTGCATACACTCATTATTTGTCATTTGATTCTAATACCGGAGGAATACCACAACAACAAACAACAATACTTAAAGTGTCCGCTAGTACAAAATATATTGTTTGGGCGTTTAAAGGTAGTGGTGTACCTGATAGGGTAACATTATCATTTAGCGGGTCTTCTTATTCAACACCAATTGGTTTAGAAGATTTTGTGGTTGGAAGTGATTTAACAGTGACCAATTTTAGTGCATCAACATATCCAAAATCTGCGGATACTTCTAACTTTTTTATAAAATATACTTGTTTAACCGGATTAACGATTAATGATAATGAAAATATTATTATAGATATAACACCTGCCTTAAGTAACACTAAATGGGAATTTTATATATCTTGTTTAGAGGATTATGAATGTAATGATTGTATTAACACACAGAATTATAAAATTATTGGTTCAAGTATAACAGGAATTACCGAAAACTGTGATATTATTAAAGTAAGATTTAAAATATCAGGATGTACTTATCCGGATAATTCATCTGACTATATGACATATTATTTAGGTAATAATTATGATTTCCAAACAAATAATTACACATATTATTCAACATTTAATAATAACTTAATAAATTCACAATCAACAGTTACTAATGAAAAATCATATTTTACCAACATAAGATGTAGTAATGGATATGGGGAATTAACCGTAAATTGTAATACTGACACCTCACCAACAAAATATAATAAAACATTTTTAACAGACGGTAGTAATAGAGGTGTTTTTGGTTTTACTGGGTCGTCAACTTTTATTTCAACATACTATAATTCAATTAGAAACGCTTTTTTAGGTTTAACTCCTTATAATTTTAATTGGTCGGGTAGTTCTAGTTCAAGTGATATATCATATTATCGAAGTTATCTATTAACTATCCCATCTTCAACTGACCCAGAAAGTTGTGGTGACGGTAGAAATCCAATTGTGGTATATTTACACCATACCTCACCATACATTACAGGTATTACCGGTTCTGAATATTATTTAAATATTACCGCAAATACAATATCAAAAGACATTAATTTTGGAACGTGTAAAATAGATTGTGATTCAAATGAAAATAGTGTCGTAAACAATATTAATAATTCATCAACAGGTAACACTAATAATGTATCAACAAATAGAGTGTTTTCAAGTGGTATATATTATAATAACCCAATAAAAAAACTTTATAATTTAACCAGTGGTAATACAATCGTAACAGCAATAACATATTCCGCATATTTCACAACCCCTGATTGGTCGTTTAATACTTATCCATTTTCAGGTAACCCATCAACAATAATACCATCATTGTCCGGGTCAGTTTGTAACTACAATAATACCGGAATCGTTAGACCTAACTATAATTCATATAATATCAACCAATATGTTTATTATTACCAAACAAGGTTAATTAACCCATCTAATGTAAACGATTTTGAAATTTGGGCATCCCCGATTACTAATTTCAGTTATTCCGGGGCTCCAAGTACCGCTCAATACGAACTAGCATATCAATATTCCGGAGGTAGTATAACATATTCTAACCCAACATATATCATTTAATTATGAGTAAATATTATACAATAAAAATAACAGGAGGAACCTCACCGGGACCTTATACCGTTTATTACGACCAAGTAGGTCAATCTTCTTATATTGCAACAATTTATGGTACCAACCCATCTGAATTAGCAACTAATTTAACTCTAACCGAGTTACAAACAGGTTCGGGAGTTATAATTCAGGTTCCGGATAATGTATCAACCATATATCTATATAATGAATATTGTTCTACTTATGAAACATTAATACCACAAGTTGTTATAAAATATAATAACTTCTGTTTAAAAACCGTTAATAATAAAGGAGTCACAAAATTTAGTCAATTTGTACCTTCAGGATTAGTTAATGGTTACCCTTCTTGGATTGAAGATAGTGATAGTTCTATCGTTGTGTCATATGACGGTACTAAATGGTTTATTGATGGATTTAGTCTTAATAGAGGTACTTTAACATCAATTGACTCTTCAACATCGAACCCCCCATCTAATTGGAGTGAAATTGGTGGTGGTGGTTCTTATTCTATAGATTATAATTTAGGTAGTTGTACTAATACAAGACGTTCTTCATTTCCGGTAAGTATTAACCAACCAACTTGTTTATGTGATGGTAGTATCATATTTAATGTAAATTTAGATAACCCCCCATTCTCATATTCAATTGATAATGGCGTAACATACAATAACTCACCAATATTTACTAATTTATGTCCGGGAATTTATGTTTTATCAGTTCTTGATTCATTAGGTGAGACATTTACAAAATCAGTAACATTAGATAATTTTGATATGTTAACCACATACACATTAACTTTAAACACAACCACGACCAACCCTGTTAGTAATGAAATTTCGTTGGTGAAATCTTACGACACTAACATATCAATATCACCACCATTACCGGATGGAACAACAATTACATTTGATTTAATTCACACTAATAGTTTTTATTCTTCCCCGACAAGTGGAACATCTGTATTAACAACAGGAACTATTTTAAGTAAAAATTTAAGTGCTGTAACTTATAATAGTGTTGTTACCGGTAATAGTCAGTCGTTTAATACTACACCAGGTTGTCAAACTGAAACTATATATCAATCCGATATTAACGAAGTTTGGAACTCATTAACATTAACCAACACAGATACAATAACAATATCAACAACAACTAGAGTTGATAAAACAACAACCGGTTTATGTGTTGTTGGATATAGTAATGATACTTATTCAATTGTTAATGCAAAAATTAACGGTTGCGATTGTTGTTCAATAATAGTTAATACATAATAAAAAATAGAATATTTATACAGTATGGGATATATACTTAAAAATACATCAGCTTTAATTAATACAAGATTAACCGACACGGGTAGAAAAAAACTATCCGAAGGTAATTTTAATATAACTTATTTTCAAATTGGAGATAGTGAAGTTTCATATAACACTTTACCTGATTGGTACGGTCAATCAAACACAAACATATTAGAACCAAATTTTAATTCTCAAAATTCAGCACCGGGACAAACTAATAAGCAAAATGTTAAATACCCTTATTTTGTGGATGAGAATGATACCAATACATATGGTATTCCATTTTCTGACCCATATATTTCACCGGTCTATAATAGTGCTGCTATGAGAGGTTTTTTTAGTGCTGATACAACACAATCACCAATTACTTGGAGTGCCTATACTAATAATGAATATGTTATTAATTCAAATTACGTTGTGGATGTTTCAACATTTACCGGTGGTACCGAAATTACCTTAACTTATTCAGGTTGTAATAGTAATATAGTTAGATTACCTGCTAAAGGTGATTTAATCACAATTTACTTTGATGGTAACACTAGTATTTGTTATACCGAATCAAGTCCGGTATCCCCAACACCAACACCAACACCAACCGTTACCCCATCATACGATGCTTGTATTATATACCCAACACCAACACCTTCATCCACTTGTTGTGTTCCTACACCAACAGGATGTACTCCAACACCAGTTGTTAACACTTTTATAAATGTTAGTAGTTGTCATAATATTTTAACATATAGAATTGTTGATATTTGTTTAAATGTTGTAACCTTAGACAGAAATACACCGGATTATTCATATGTTACATCAGGATGTTCTTATGCACGAACTTTAGTGTATCCACCAAGTATGACTGATTTATACGATAGTGTTACACCTATGAACCATTGGAGTACTGATGTTATTAATTTTGAATCGGTTTGTAATACAGATGAATTTGACGTTAAAGTTTGGAATATGAATATTCCTTGGTCTGAAAATCCGGCCGGTTTAACTTATCCTAGTTTAGATTACCCGTATTTTGGTTCATCATCTTATATTGGTACAAAAGAATACCTTGGGTATATGTCTAATAGTGGGCAAACATTTGTTAATGTTAATGGTGATGTTGAAGACTCAGTTTATTATTATGATAGTTTTAGTAATAAAATTGTTGTTGAACCAAAAGAACAGAAATCAATTGCAATTATTCACTATACTAACCAAACAATCGATTTCTTTTATGGTGAGAAATTTGCCTTAGAACCTTACGACCCAACAAACCCTGACGACACAACCGGGGAAGCGGTTAATTTTAAATTACACATTCCTTGGTTAATGTGGCACAAATCACCGACTTGTTGTTTAGGTGAAACTTTTTATGTATCACCACCTGACTTTATTGTTAATGATTTAGAACCTTTAGTAAAACCTCACTATATCAAATCAACTAAAAATGATGATATGAATAGTCCGGGTATTCGTTACTATTTCTTATGGGACAATAACCCAACATCATCCGACTTAACTCGACCTAATAGAGTTGGTAAAGTATTTCCGGACCAAAAAATAATTGTTATTGATGATGAAGAATTAATTGCCGCGTTATCATATAAATCAAATCGTAATTGGACCTTACCGGCAGCAACAACATCATTAATAGTACCAAATAGTAATTGTTCACCAACTGAAACATCATTTAAGGGTATTCTTACCGGTTCAAATCAAACAATGTATGTTACTTATTTATTGAATAATACTTCATCAGGAGCAACAAATTCTTTACATTGTAATTATTATTCCAAAATATCAGGACCAAATGTTGATTGTGGTACTCCGGGAAGTCAAAATGTCGCAGTTAGATTTGGAGGCGAGTTTAATTGTTTAAATCAAATCACAACAAATACACTCACAGATGGATATGTCGCAAACTCATTCCAAATTATATGCCAACTTGTTGAAGATGGTTCAAGACCCGCGTCTGACGAATGGAAAATCATTGATTTTACTGACCAATTAAGTGCAACAACAATTAACGGTTATATCACCCAATCAGGATTAACCGGTAATACTTTTGTAATTACAGAAGCGTTATATAACTCCGCAAGTCCATATAACTTAAGTGATTTTATACCATTACCAACAGGTTCAGTAAGCGATACTACGTTAACTTTTGGTGATGAATATTACTTCTATGGTTCACTTGAAACCGATATTCAAGCAACCATATACGAAATGAGATATAAAATAAATTTAAGTCAATCTGAGTTCCAAAAATCGTCAAATCCTACTTGGTCACCAACGATTACACCTCAAATTACCGAAATTGGTCTTTACGATTCTGAGTTTAATCTTATGATTGTATCAAAACTACAATCACCGGTACCAAGACAAGGTATCCAACAGTTTTTGGTTAAATTTGATTTTTAATATGAGAAGAACATTAAAAGAAAGTCCAAAAGTACTTGGATTAGACGTTTCAACAAAAACAATTGGTTGGGCGTTATTCGATATCCAAAGTAGAGAATTATTAGAATTAACTCACATATCACCTCTTCCAAAACCAAAAGAAGAAAATAAGATAAAAGAATTAATACTTAAAGCTGAAATATTTAGAAGTAAACTTTTAGAATATAAAGATATGGGAATTACGAAAGTGGTTATAGAAACCCCTTTAATGAATTCAAATAATATCTATACTGTTCAAACACTATTAAGATTTAACACATTAGTATTAAAAGAAATTTACGATGTGTTAGGTGTGGTTCCGGAATTTATTTCGACGTATGATTCACGTAAATTTGCGTTCCCGGAATTAGTAAAAGAAAATGATAAAGGTAAATTTGTTTTATTTGGTGGTCTTCCAAAAGATATTGATAAAAAACAAATCATTTGGGATTTAGTTGCAAAACGAGAACCTCAAATCACTTGGCAATACACTAAGAACAATACATTAAAAAAAGAAAATTATGACCAAACAGACGCTTATTGTTGTGTATTAGGTCATATGAGACAAGAAAATATTTGGTAAAAAAATAACCCCTCCGAAAGAGGGGTTTTTTATTATAGACAAGTTGAGTAAATACTAATTCTCTGAGGTTTCTCTCCACATCTAACAACAAAATCAAAGGTGTAATCCTCATCCGTTATACTTACGGTATCAGTACCATTTGTTAATTCATAATAAAACGTAATACCACTACTAACAGGACACACTAAATGTATTTTAACCACATCACCATTATTTACATAAAAAGTACTTAAAAACACATTAACATCAAAGGTTTCATTAAATGAATAAACCATTTCATCATTAATATAAACCTCACCTTTAGTATCGGACTTTTCACAATCACTCCAATTTCTAAAACTAATTGAACAATCAGATTTAACCGGAACTGATATTGATTCTAATGTTTTTTTACATTCATCACAAGGTTTAACGGTTTCAGTACCTTCAAATATTGTTCCATAAACTTCTGTGAAGAAATTAGTCGTATAATACGTATTATCAGGATATATATTTTGTAATTGAGATAAATTATCTAATATATTAATTAATTCCCAACAAATATTATTCTTAACATCTAATATAACATCACCTAAACTATTACCAGGTATTGCCGGTATTGGTTGTATTATCACATTATTATCTCTTGTTGGTGTTGTACCACAAGGTAAATAAGCATAATATAATACTTTACTAGTTGGAGTTATTGTTGGTGTAGGCGTAGGTGTTTTAGTTTGTGTTGGTGTTGGGGTTGGTGTTTTAGTATTTGTAGGTGTAATTGTTGGTGTTGGAGTTGGTGTTAATGGAACACAAAGTCCTAAGAATGAATTTATCATTTCAGGAGCACAAGTACCCATCATAGTATTAGTCCAATATATACCACTACTAATAATTTGTTCCGGATAATCACCGGTATTATTTAAATAAGAATAATAACTACCACCACCTAATGTTGAGGTAAATCTCCAACCAGAGAAACCATCCCACCAAACATATCCTGTATCAAAAGGACAAGGGAGTAATGGATTATTTGGATTAACACCCGTAGGACAACCTGTTAATGACCACCATTTTTTACCGTTATACAATGTATTTTCAGCAGTAACATTACAGCTAAACGTCGTCACACCACTAAAATACAATCCCTGATATGTGAAACACATAATAGGTAATGGAGTACTTGTCGGTGTTGGGGTTGGTGTATTAGTCGGTGTTTGAGTTGGAGTTGGTTGGCAACCTACTTGACACGCAATCTCATAATCAATTCGTATCACAACATTTATTTCTGAATTTTCTAATGAAGATTCTTCACAATTTGTCGTTACCACTATCGTATTCGTTATTGGATTAATATCCACATTACCTATTTGAGGTAAGCTTTCAACTAATGATTGAATTGTACCATACCATAACTCATCCGAAGGATAATCCAATAAACCGGTACTATTATAAAATACTGTCGAAGCCGTTTCATTCCCAACATAAACAAATGCTTGAAATGTCGCCGCAGTTAAAATACAATTTGCGTATCCCGGAGAATCTAATATAATTTGATTATAACCTTCATTTAAAATTTGTTTTGGTCCTGATTCAATTATAATTGGTTGGTCTAATCCTTTAGATTCACAAACACTAAAATAACCGGTAGAACTGTATTCAGAAACACCTTTAATAGTGTTTTTTTTAGTTTTTGAACACCCATTATTATCAACAACTCTAAGTGAATAATCACCCGGTAATAAATTGGTTATTGTTAATCCTGTCTGAGTTCCAACATCACCACTCCAATACAAAGTAAAAGGAGGTTGTCCGTTAGTTATATATGCGGTTATAGACCCATCATTATTTAATGAATCTATTCCTAATAAATGGAAATCAACTGTATTTGAATTATTAATAATAAAAGGTTTTGATTGTTTACATAATAAACTATCTGTTACACTTGCAGTATAATTACCTGAAAATAAATTATTAAAAGTATATGACGTTAATGTTGTTGTTATAACGGAACCATTAATCTCATAAATATATGGAGGAGTCCCACCACTTGCTATTTGTAAACAAACTGAACCATCATTACCACCACAAGTTGTACCTGTTGTGGTTAAACTCAAATCAAATAATATGGTGTTATTAATTGTGTAAGCACTTGTAAATATACAACTACCACCATCAGTAATTGTTAATGTGTATGTATCGGCAGATAACCCGTCAAATAACCAATTAGATTGATAAACGGTCACTGTATTAATATCACCTAAAGAATTTGTTAAAGTGTACGTATATGGTGAGGTTCCTCCTTGAACATTTATCGGGCCAATAATACCTGAGAAGTCATTACATTTAGAGTTGGTTAAATCAACTGAAACTGTCGACATACCTTTCGGTGTTAATAGTTTTGTTGAGGTTGTAAAAGTACATAACCCCGCATCTACAACCTGTATGGTAAAACCTCCCGGTCCTAATCCTGTAAACGTAACGTTTCTATCAAAAGTAACGTTTGTTACACCATTAGACCCCAAATAATAAAAAGGAGGTGTTCCACCTGTAATTATTATTTCAACTTCACCATCAGATGTAAAACAACTTGGTTGTGTTAAAAAAATCGCGCCTAAACCTACCGGTTCAACGTCATTTATCAATATTGAATTACTGATAGAACAATTACTATTATCAGTTACCGTTACGGTATAAAGTCCTGAGGTTAAACCGGTAATACTATCACCTGTTTCCCCATTTGACCATAAATAACTATACGGTGGTGTTCCGGTTAATCCTGTAACCATTATTTTACCCGAATTCACCGCACATCCCGCATTATCAACTTTATACAGTCCAAATGTTAAATTTGAAGATTGTTTAATAATAACACTTTCAGATTTTCCTGTACAACCTCCACCATCATTAGCAACCACATAATAAGTTCCATACGGTAAATTATTGAATACAAATGAATTACCATCAACTGTCGATGTGGTAATTAAACCTGTAATATTATCATAAAGTTCAAAGGTGGCTTGACCATATAAATTCGATGTTGATGCCGTTAAAGAACCATTATTTGAACTACATATTGTATTTTCAATATTTGTTATTGAAACACAAGTTCCACTTGAAATGTATATATTAACCGGTAATGATGTGTTTGTTGGTAAACAACTATCAATAATATTAAAAGAATAAGTCCCGGCGGATAGATTCGTTTGAGTATAGGCAGTAACCCCCGCTCCTAAAGAAACGGTTCCGGTTGTGGGTGATAACCATTGAATAGTATAATCAGGTGCCGCACCGTCTATATATATAGTGAAAGCACCTAAATTAGTATTACTACAATCTCCGGTTATACTTGGTGTATATGATAAAAAACAACTCATTTATGATTGACAAGTTATAGTAAAGTTTATTCCCATTTTAATAGATATTACATCTTTTAGAGGTTTGTCCGAACAATTTGTATTCCAAATTCTAACATAAAACGCCTTTGGGTCTGTAACATCCGTAATAACACCATTTTCGGTTTCATATCTGTAATCATAACCTAAAGTGATAATCTGACTCAAACAAAAATCTAAAGCTGTTGTCCATTGAGACAAACAAGGTGTTGCCGGTAAGCAATTCTGCCCCGGATAATTATAATAACCAACACCATTAAAGAAAGGGTATTGTAATTCAGTTCCATTAATACTCATATCCACAAACCATTCACTCAATATACTATTATAATCACAATTTGTATTTGTAATTGTATTGTTTCCTGTGGTATTTTGGATATACCAATTAGAAATCACAGATTCTAACACATTAGTAAAACTACCTAACTGATAACTTCTACCCGCATAAATCGGACACACTGTCGATTGAACCGGACAATCACTTTGGAAAATACTTCCTGTAAATTTACAAGGTTTACATAAAATAGGAACAAATTCACAACCTCTTTGTCTTCTCCAAACAAATTTTTGTCTGTGGAATATAGAATTTTCCATCTTAACACCCGTATTCCAAATAGTACTAGCAGGTATCATTTGTTCCACCAATCTAATCCAATAATCACCCATTCCATTCACATATTCAATCATAGTTTTATATGTGAAATTATCATTTGGGATACCTTGGTCTGATTCTGACTCTAAATATCTCCAATAAATCGATTGTAGTGTTGGGTAACCACTAGTCCCACCATCAGTTGCGAATTGTCTATTTCTAACGTTGATGGTATTTTTCCAAAATGTTTGAGCAAACTCAAAGAACGTTTTTCTCTTTGGTTTTGGATTAATCACCGTGTTATCAACGCCACCTTTATTAGGATAAATTGTTCCCGGATTCGGATTACAATAAGTAGGTTGAGTATAATTTAATCCTTGGTTTGGTATTGGATAATTATATTGGTTCGACATATACCAAACGTCATATAATAACCCTTGAGCAGGATTTAAATATAAATCAACATTTTTAACATTAATAACTAATTTTTCATTATCCGTATAATAAAGAGCGTTATATTGTCCATCCAAATTACTTCTATTACCAATTTCGGTATCAACCCAACTCTTATTATTATCAACCGTAGCTCTTAAATTAAAACCTAAATCAGTATATGGGAATCGTCGATAAACATTCAAATATTCCTGACCATACGTAAATGGTGCTAATTTTGTTTGATAATTAGGATTTGACCCGGTAAATACACTATTAGTTAAATCAACTTGCTCAGGTGACCTATGTTTTGGTGTTGATTCAAACCAACCACTACCCATTTGATAGTAATATGAATCATTATTGACCGGTGACGATGGATAACCTTCACTATCAACAGGATAATCATTAGACGTTAAAGTAACATCCTGTAATGATGTTGTTGTTGTGAAACCGGTATATGTATTTCCTTGAATTTGAAACGTGTTTCCATTCTCTAAAGTAGGTATTCGTTTTGAATATGTACCACCTGAAATGTTAGCGTATTGTGTTTCAAAATCGGTCATATTTATTCTTTGGTCGGCTAAATAAACATATTCATTAAACTCAACCAAGGCATCCGGAGCACCAATCAATCTCATTAAAGTTTCAACCGATTTTCTAGTACCTTTTGATTTGAATAAGTAAGCAGAATTAAGTATTAAATTTTTGTAATACTGATAATTAAGTTCATCCGGTGTTTGTGATTGACCCACCCCGGAAAACATTGATTTATCATTATTTTTTTGACCAAATACTGAACCTAAAAAATCATCATTACTAATTGGAGACATATTTGTAGTCCAACCTAGCGTTTGTGATAAATTTTTTAATAATTGAGACGGAATATCATTTCCGGTATTATAATTAACAGAATTCATATACGCTAAAGCATTGATGAATTTTTTTGTTTCATCAAAACTTCTACCGTAGATTTGTAATATTTTTTCAACTTTTTGGTCTGAAGTATCAAACTCTTTTAATGAATCTGTTGTTAAAAATCGAGACACTAAATTAGTTTGATAACCATCAAAATTAACACTAATTTCATTTAATGTTGTTAAATATGATGTAAAAGAATTGGTTAGAATATCCAAATTCCAATTACCGTATAACGGCCAAGTTATTTTTTTATTTTCAATGTAATAAGTACCATCATCATTTTCTTTGGGTACTTGGAATGTTGCGGTATAAACCGGTACCACATTTCTATTCAATAGAAATCGTTGAACCTCATCTAAATCTTCACTAAACACCTTATTTACCTCATAATCATTAGGTCTAATAACTAAGTCATCATAAACCTCAGTTCGTCCCGGAAAAACATTTCCTTTTAAATAAATTTTAAGAACACCTGTTGTTAAAGATGTTGTTGGTTCAATAAACATTACATCAAACCCATTCCCACTATAATATAAAGAATATTTTGCGAATTGAGTCGTCATATTTCTCAAAGGTGAAACCTGAACTTCTCTTAATTCTAAATTTCTTGTAGCATTTACCGTAAAATCAACATCAAATGGGTTTCGTATTCTAGGAACATTAAGGTCTATACTAGTTTCATTTAAGATTGGGTCATAAACTATATTTGTTGCGGTTGCACCTGTAATATAATTTTCATCCATAAACGTAACCTCTAACGCTGCCGGGAATTTACTAATAATAATTTCCACTGACGTTGAAATTCGTTTAACCATAGAACCATATGAAGTGAAATTAGTTACTTGACTAATATCAAAATTCGGATAAACCTTGAAATTATTTTCAAAAATCGCTTTAGATTGAGCAACAGAATTTACACCCAAATCCTCTAAATTAATCGGATTTGAGAAAACACCCGTAGTAAAAGTTCTATCAGACTTTTCACTAATTCCGGAACTAAATTCAAAATTACCCTGCGTTAAACCACCCCCGGTAACAAGTTGGAATCCAACTAAATTATCGGAGAATGTACCTTCACCGGATGCCGGTTGTGGGGGACAATTAAATTTTTCTGTTGCCATTATTGAGTTATATTTGTAAAGTTTTTACTAAAATCTATATTATCACCTCTGTCCTGTCTAACTTCATATAATAATTCGTTAAACTGGTCTCTGATTTCATATAAATTGTATTGTTTGTAAATATTATTTTCGTTATCATACAATGTGTAGATACCATCATCAATAGATTTAGTCTGATTACCATATAGAGCAATTGCCAATGTTGAGAAATCGTGTTCAGCAATTTCAATATCTAAAGTAATCGGATTAAAGAATGTATTGGTTATAATCACATCTTGGTTTGGCTGACCGATATAAGGTGTCGCATTCGGTTTATTTGTCGGTGCAGATGATGGTGATAAAGTACAAAATAATAAATTTGTATTATTATCCGAATATCGATATCTAATCGCCTTTTGAGATGAATTTGTTAAATTTTGTATCACCGGTTCGCAAAAGAACGAAGATGTTATTATTCTAAAGAAATTTGGTATTTTGGTACCATCAGAATTCAAATACTCAACTCTAAAACCAACTAAACCTTGATTAACAAATTTATTTCTATAATTTGAAGGAACTGAATTTAAATCAAATATTAACCCTTTCACATTAGGCAATGCACTTAAAACACCACAATCTAATATTGTAGTTCTAATTTGTGCAGGTCTAATAAATAAAGTATAAATTCCAATTTTATTAAATTGTTCTGCCGGTAATTTCAAATTATATAAACCACCTAATATCTCAATACCATTATTCACACCGGTAGTGTCGTTATTGTAGTAAGGTCTTAATATTGATAACGCATCCAACTTTGTTAAAACGAAATTATCTGTTTCATCTCTCGTTGGTGTGTAGTTTAAAATTATCTCTACATCTTCCGGAGATACATCTGCCGGTCTTATAGTACCATATGTTCCTGTTGCCATATTATATCGTGTTAATCACATTAAAAAATTTATATCCGTATTTCTCTAAGTCTCCGATGTTATCCACCTCACCTAGTCTTTCAACACGTTCAAGTGCGGAGTTCTTACCCCTCTCTATAAATATGTTAGACTGCACTTCTGCCTCGTCAATTATACCTAATAATAATTCATTTTTTACTATTGGTTGGCAAACAACCATATCTTGAGTTAATCCCGAAGAATAAACCGCAAATAATGTTGTCCCATCAGAATAATCATAGTAATCTATTCCATTTATTGTATAGGCAATATATAAACCATCACTACTTACACCACTAAAAACACCAACAGCTCCGGTATTACCCGTAACCGATATACCCGGTTTATAAGGTGTTGACCCATATTGTTTTAAATCACGTAATGATGATTGTGTATATCCGGTAATTAAAAATGGTATTGTGTTTCCGGTATTAAATAACCAAATATCATCCGTAGTAGCATCACACGATGAATCACCACTGAAAATATAATCGTATGAAAATGAAGTTCCCGACCAATTACCCCCTGCCGGTGTAAATGTTGCGGTACCATTCGGATTATCAATAGTTACTCCTGTAAATGGAACATAAACCGTTTTGTGTATTTTATTTGTACCCCAAGGACTAACACCGGTTAAGGTTATTACATAATCACCCGGCATTTGATAAGTGTGACACAATGACGGAGTATTTAACACGTCAAATTGACCATCACCCCAATCAACAAAATAATTTGAAAATTCCAAATATTTTTTAAACTCAATATCTGACGTATTATAAAAACAACAAGTATTATTACTACCGGTAAAGATAAAATTCAACATTGTATCTTGTTGTAATACCATCCCGTCAAAAATTGAATAGTACCCAATGTCATTAACATTTTCAGTTAATAAAATAGGTATAGTCAAACCTGTTAATAATGACGAACCATTAGTACCACCCGACAACACACTTGTCATTGATGAATAAACGTAAGATGACCCTGTTATTTTAATTTCCACAGGTTCCGGTACAAGTACACAACATTCTGTAACATAATTTACACCCGTAATACTACCAGCATAAAAATTAACTTTAAATATATCCCCATTTATCACTTCCGGGGATATCCTAATTCTATAATCTCTTTCAGTCATTACGGATTAACATATTCATACCATTTTATGGAACTTGTGGTTCCTACTCGATTATCATTATTATCAAATATTTTATACGTCTTTGTATCATAATCCAAAATAACTTTATAATAAAAGTAAGTTTCAGGATTAAATGTGAATGGTGACGGAATTAAACTTTGAGGTGTATTGGTCATTTTAACAAAAATCCCCAAACGAGCATCAAAAAATTTGGCTGTCATATAAAAGGTATTTAAACCATTATAAAAATCCTTATCTCTTAACCAATAAAAGAAAAACCCTTCTTTATCACCAACATAATCCAATTTGAATGATGGTATTTTAATTTGAACTTGAGGTAGTAATGATGAGACAGTCCCACTAACGGTATAACCTTGTTGGACCGGAATTATAACCGTAAAATAATTAGTTTGACTAATAGCATCTGTACTATCATAAAAATCCAATTTAAAAAATGATTTGGTAAATGGTTTGACATAATAATAGATATCCGTAGTTAAAAACCCTTCCGGAATGTAACTTGTTACCCAATTATTAACATTTGAAGTTAAAACTAACGACGATGGGTTCACCGGAACATTTCCATTATTATCCGCGAAAAAATAAAAATCATATTTAATATCTGTTTTACTTCCATTATTATATGGTGCGTGAGCAAATCTCAAAATTTCAAAATCTCCGGGGAAACCTACTATTTCTTCAACAACTTGTTCTTGATATTCTTCAATAGCATCATCCTGACCAATAAAATCCCATTTAATTTCAATTGGTATGTTAATATATTTATCGTCACCTTTTGGTAAGGTAAATGTGTACTTATTATTATTCACAATCGTCTCTTGTTGGTTGAGCAGCTCCATAAAGAGTTGCATAATTATTTAAACTACTTTCTATATAATTAGTCCCTTCAGGAATTATTCTAAAAATAAAATTTTCATATGGATAATGTTTTCCATTTAAAAATGGATAATCAACACCATTTTTATTCACATCTTTAAAACCATATGTGTAAATATCCCTCCAAATAAATGAACCGTATGTTGTAGAGAAATAAGCATAATCCGGGACATCTGAAATATTATTAATATTTCCTGTTTCAATATACTCTGAAAACGACCTAATTTTTATTTTACTATGAGGCTTATAGTAATACCCTAACTGATTTCCACATTCATCACCGGTGCATCCAATATTAAATACCGATGAATTAAATGTGAATTTATGGTTTATATCACTAATTAACCTTTCTTTTTGTTCGTAATCATTCCACTCATAAAAACCACCATCCAACAAATCACCTTCTTTTAATGAATCCATATACTTAAAAACATAAGTTGTTGGTGTTGCAGGAGTTAATGTTAATAACGGATATGGTTGATTATTACCATCAACAAAGTTTGATAACGTATTATTTTCGTCCCACCAATCAATAGGTTTATTAGAATTGTTTAAAGGTAAGTTAAATTCATAACCCTCTTTTAATCCGTTTGTTAAACCAAAATACCCTTTCCATATTGTAGTAACGTATAACTCACTAATAGGTCTCCTTTGATTATCCCTTAAGGAACTAATATCAATATCTTTATTGAAAGAAAGAGTATATGATTGTGACCCTTCTTTAAATGAAACCCTTTTTTTATTATTCGGTGTGTAAATTGGACTTTCAAACTTTTTACTATAACCAAATATGTTTTTTTCAAACCCGGCATTAACCAATACAGAATCCTCAACATTAGTTAATATTTTATGTTGTAGTACATAATACTTTGAAGTTGTATCAGAAACATTTTCATTATTAATTATTCTTTTCAACGTACCAACTTTACCCACAGGAAATGTCGTCAAATCATAACCTACGTTAAAAATATTAATAATATAATCTTCACTTCCCGGTGTACCATCACCTAATTCAAAAACTTGATAAGTATCATTAAAATTATTAAACGCTAAAGTAATATTAATGAATTCACCAACCGATACTCCGTGTTTAACCGGACTTCGAAACTGTATCATATTATTACCATTTATTGAAAAATTATTTGAACTGATTATAAACGGGATACCATCAACTGCGTTCCATAAAAAACTGTCATTTAATTTTGGATTATAAACTTGTAATACTTTATTTATATTTTTATATGGATAACTAATAAAAAAATTCCAATTATATGTAGACGCACTTCTTGATATGAAATCAATATGATTATTGGGTGGTTGTGTATACCCAACAACATCGTAATCACTCCTAATAAAATCAAATTCGTGATATTGTACAAATCCCTGCCAAGAAATTGCACCATCAGCTGCATCACATTGTAATAATAACGATTGCTTTTCATTAATATAATACAAATTGTTTTCTAAAGGAACGTAATTAGTCGTTCCGGTATATGAATTATCATATAATAATTGAAACTTACACGTAGGTCTAAATATTGTTGATTTTTGTCTTTCATCATCAAAAACCTGAGCCAAATTAACATCAATACTTCTATCAAATTCTTGAATATTCTTAGAATTCTGAACTAATGGTGTTGGTATTGATAAATCAGTATTTGTGGCTGTTTTATATCTTAGAGACCCTAAAACAATTCTTATATCATCCATATTAATTTGTCACATTATTAGTGTTTATCCATTTTGTTCTGAATCTATCAAAAGCCGAAGCACCACGTCTCAAACCAAAATAGAAATGGAACGGTGCCCCAACAGTTACTAATTGTTTATCTTCACTATTTGGGTCCCAATAAGTTGGGTTAGCGGTTATATTACCATCATTATCAACAGCATATATATATCCTTTTTGGTATTGTGTTTGAGAAATATTAGTACTTCTAAAATATCTTGAAGTTTCGAGTAATCTATCTAATGATTGATATCTATGAGAGAATACCGTATCACCACTAACCGTAAAATCCCAATTATTAAATTGTCTACCAAATATAGAATCATTACCGCTAAAATCAGTCGGGTCGGTTTCTATTTTCCACTGAGATAGTGGGACTACTTGTGAATAAACCGGGAAATTATTAAAGGCACAATCACTTTGAGTTGTTGCCGAAGGTGATATTATAGTTCTCTTAGGAGTGATATAATCCCTCAACTGAGTATCCGAAGAAAAGAAAATACCTAAAACATTATTACAATCAAAAAATATTGGATTTTGTCTTGGCGGTTCTAGCGTAGCTTCACCATCACCCGTACCAATACCTGTGGCCGTAAATATAGTACCAACATTATTATTAACCGAACCTATTAAGGTAAAATCGGTAGGTGTTGGTGAACCAATACTCTTTATTTTATAAGTTTCCCCCACAACAAACGAGCCAGCAACAACCAAATTAGGATAATCAGGATAATTACTTGATAAAAACGGAGTAACACCTATTTCCGAATTAATTGATATTAGTTGAGCATAATCCGCATCTATTTGTAATTTAGTTCCACCAACACCTTTACTAGGTCTACTATTTGAAAAGTACGCCAAAATATTAAAACTACCTAATAATGTTTTTAAGAATGTGTTATCAACAAAACGACTAACGATAAACAAGTTTAAAATATCATCAACAGTACCAAACGAAGATGAATCTAATCTATTTACAACATAACCATCATACTCATCAGACATAACCAATTCTTGTAAATAATCCGCTCTTGGTCCTAAATCCATAATCGTTGTTGGAAATCCAATATTCCCATTTCTTAATTTAAACTCATTAGTTGTTATATCATAAGGAGTTACTCTATAATAAAAATTATTGGTTTGTTCGTGATACTTAACAGCGTCAGAACAAGCAGATACAATAGGTTGATTAGGTGTTGATGAGGTTGGTGAGGAATATCCGTTAATTTGAGTTTTAATAGGAAACGCATATAAAACCCCATTCACCCAATTATTAACAAACCTATGTGAAAATACATTTCGACAAGCACCTAACATTACCATATTTCGAGCAACCCATTCAAACATTAATTTCCAGTCACAAGCTAAGGATAAAAAGATTGTTGTTACAAATTTATAACACCCATTACTAAAAATAGTTTTCCCAAAACACTCATTACACTTACCATCAGATATCTTAATAGTACCATTTGGACCGTTTCTCTCACAATCATAACACTCTAAATTAACTGACCCATTACAAGTAAAAGAATCAAAAACTTTAGCAATATTAGACGAACCTACTAAATCCTCATAAACATAATCCAAATCCCCTGAACCAGCACTTCCGGTTGAAGCCTGACTACTAGTGATATTTAAAACACCTTCTTCAGGTATTAAAAATATCTGAAAATTATTGTTTTTTTGTAAAACCATACCATTACAACAATACTCTTCAACATTAGTTGATGTTGGTAATCTATCACCTCTCATAACAATTTGATTATTATTTGAACCTAAACTAAAATTTAAAGTATTACCGGTTGTGTCATAAATTGGTGAATAATAATTTGAGGTAATAAAAAAGTAATATTCCCCATTTTTATTCGGAATTTTTACTCCGGAAACATTATAAATATTATTATACCCACTATCCGAACCTGTATACCCAATAGGTGGTAATACCGCAGGTGAAAGTCGATATAAACTTCTATTATTAATATTATTTGGTCCTGTTCCCACACACCCATCAAAACCGTTTGGTATTTCTAAATTAGTATACATTAACGGACCTCCTTCCACAATCTCATTTGGAAAATATCCTTGATTATATATTGTGTTTGGTGAATAGGTAAAATTTGATGTTAAACTATTAATAGATTTACCACCAAAAGAAATTTCTCTAATTCTCCAAGTAAATCTATTATTAGGACTAACTTTAATCCCAAGACCGTCTGTAATCGCAACGTTAGGGTTGTTTAAACCAATAACATTGATTAAATTAGTTCCACCACAATCCGCTATAAAATTATTTGGTGAATTATTATCCATACTTGAATAGTAACTAACTAAATTGGAAGTGAACGACGAATATTTAGAACTAGTAACCGCTGTATATTCATATGGTACACCTAAACTTGTCCCGGTAAATGTACCCCAAAGTTCTGTTGTTTGTGGTGTATATGAAAATGAGTTAAAATATAATTTTTGACCAACTGCATATTGATTTTCAGTGTCAACATTACTACCCGCAGTTACCCCATTAACAGTTGTTTGCGGATAATCACCACTTAAATGACTAATATTTTTAAAACTTCCTTGTATAGGAATATTCATATGATAAATACCGGTAACACTAATTTCTTCTAAATTAGTATAACCAAATAATCGACCTAAACCATATTTTATTGGGACTTTAGGTGTGTAAGGGTCTACACCTCGATTTAATATTAAAACACATAAATTATTATAATCCTCAATAAAATCAATAGGTCTGAAATCATTATTATATTCAGGATTAGGACACGAATCTTCATAACTAGATTCACCCATTTTCATAGTATTAGCAATGTATCTACTATTTAACGAATCAGGTATTTGTGTTTGACATTGACCACTAAACTGATTATATGTCATTGCCGTTATAACTTGAAAATATTCAACATCATTTGGAAATTTGTGAAAATTATTTGTTGTTGTTGCAGTAATATTAACACTATATGTTACCGGTGATGGATAATTTCCACTACCATTAGGGTTAGCATAATACACATCAATATTTGTTAATCCTGTTGATGTTATACCCGTAATTGCGTTATTACCGTAAACATTTAAAATACCTCCCGTAAGATTAACATCTTTACTATTAGTCGGGTCTTGAAACGATATAAGTTGTCCTGCCGTTAAATCTTGAAGTGTTTCTTTGTTACATAAAATGACAATAGTATTGTCGGTATGTGATTTGACCGACTGTGTTGGTTCAAAATTAACTGATATTATATTAACACCCCCTCCCGGATTATTAATATTTGATGTTAATGGTGTTGAAGTTCCGTTGAAATATTTAGCCTTAACGTTAAATAAATTAATCCTATCCGACATAGGTAAGCTTGTTGTATAAATCCATCTATCTTGGTCCGATGGTGATGGGTCGTCAGCATCTGTTGTTACCGCGTAAGATAAATAAGGAGCACCAATGTTATTAGAAGCATATTGACCATCATAAACAACACCGGTTAAGTTTTGTTGATATACCGCAGCTCGTTCAGGTGCAAAACCATCAGGTAAATTTGGACTTCTTAATGGAAAATTAAATGTGTCTAACTTAAATAATGGTAATATACCATCACCTAATGTTATTGAGGTAACATCAGTGTCGGACACTATCGATGGACAAGGAACTACTTTATTATTTTGAGCACCAGATTGATTCGCACCAACATCATCTCCAATATCTTCACTAGTCGATGAATCAGGACTACAAGAACATAAATCACAATCGGGGTAGGTTAAAATAGGTACTTTAATACCTGATAGTTTTATCTTTAATAATAACATTTCAACTAAAAACAATACCGCCGCGATTAACAAATATGTTGCTGCAAGAAGTAACATTCCCGGGATAAAAACAGGTCCAAAACCAACCCCTACCGATGCAATTCCAGCTTGAATCGCTAATATCAAGAAATAAACTATTAAACCCGGAATTAAGATTGTTCTTAAAATCCAAACAACAAAATATAGAATATGTAATAGTAATATTAACGCAAAAAATACCGGTGTTAATATAATACTAAAAAACATAAATATGATATATATAATATCAAATCTAAAGTTACCATCATTCGTTGGGAATCTATAATTAAGACCTGAACAAGTGTCATCCAAAATGTTTTTAATACCGACATACCTTTCAATACCACGACCTTTTCTAATACCATTAATAAATTGTGATACAGTATAAACTTTATTATATTGCATTAAATAAAATTTATCTTCACAATCAATAGCATCTTGAATTATTTGATTAAAATGACTACTTCCACTATAAGCATAATCATACCAATCAACACTAAAGGCATAAGACTCATCAATATTTGGGGAACTATACTCACGAAGATTTGGTACTAAAAAATACGCTCTTCTAGTCGTCTCACTTAATGAAGGTGATTGTGCCCATTTTATTTTAAATCTATATTTACCTTTAGTTGGAATCCCTTTCTCAGGGTCATTTGATAATACTTGTTCCCCAAATTCATTAGTAACATAATAATCTAAATTCATTGGTACGTCAATCAACCACGTACCATTTTCATCAATAACCTTACCACCC